TCCCGATATACTGAATCCAGTCCGACAGGCCAGGTGGCGCGCGCCACCGCTCAGGATCGGGCCCGCGCCGCCCGATCAATCTCGCCAGTCCGATCTTCATGTCTTGCTCCAAACCCGCCCCCGCGAGAAGGAAGTGCTCAACAGCTGTGGACACCTGGCAGAACCGGGCCCACGGCACAGGAAATGCCGCCGCCGTCCGTCGCCGCGATCGTGTCGTCGATATGTCGGGGTATTGCCACGCGCATGGACGGCTCCTGATGGAAGGGCCGCGCTCCTGCGCTGTGCGATTCGGAAATTACCACAGGCCCGGTGAGGGCTCAAGGAACCGATATATATTTGATAAATAGAGGCTATTTAGCCGCTGCGAATCAGTTGGCCGGCATGATCTCGCGTATCGTGGCGCGTTCCCGTGCGGATTTGCCCGGTCCGCGGATATCTTTCATCCTCGAGCGCCCCAGCTTCTCACGGGTAACGTGCTGTTTCAGGGTGGCGTTGCTGATATTGACCCGGAGATAGGCCGGTTTTTCGGCATTCCAGGCCTTGATCTCGTCGATGATTTCCTTGCGTTCCTCAGCGTCTCCCCCGGCGATCGCCATGGCGAGGCGCTTGTAGTAATGCGATTGCAGCTCGCGCGCGGCAAAATCGGCGCGGGTCATCATCCAGTCCTGCTCCATGCGCCGCGCCAGGCGGGTGGACTGGAACCCGAAAGCCCTGAGGGCGACGTCGGATTCGTGCAAATCGTCGGGGTGCATGATCAGGCTCCGGTTGCGCGACCGCAGGCCTTCCGACTTCATCGCGGCGGCTTTCGCCACATTTGCCCCGCCGGCGGATAGTGCAAAGCGCGAAAGCTCGGCAAGGCCCGTGCCCCAATCGCCGCCGATCATGTGATCGAGAGCCCTGAGACCCGTCGCAAACGTAGAACCCGGGATACCGAGCATATCGAGGAGTTGGGAGGCATTCGCCATGCGCGAGAAACTCGGCCGCGGCGGCTCGGCCGGCAGTATCTGCCCCATGCCGACGCGTCGCGACATATCCACCCCGGACTGGCGCAGCGCACCGCGCCGGATCGACTCGGCGATCCACGGACCTTGTTCCTCGCCGAGGAGATCGACCACGGCGGCCTGGATTTCCTTTTCAAGGTCGAGGTCGTGGCGCGCCAGCGCCGCGTGTAGCAGCTCGTACCAGTCCTTGAGGTCGTCACCGCCTGGAAGCCCGAAGATGCCGCCGGCGAGGAACAGCATCGTCATGTTCATGGCGAAGGCCTTCTTGCCCTCCGGCCCGTACATCGTCGCCATGCGGTACTGCACCTGCAGCGCGTTCGCCATGAAAGACTTGAACTGGTTGATCACCACCCAGCCTCCCCGAAGCGCCGAGGAGCGGTTGCCTTTTCCCATCAGGAAATGGGTTTCCCAGATAACGAAGCGCGCGAGGTCGATCGGCCGGTGCTTCCCCTGCGCGTCGGCCATGTTGCGCCAGATATTGGATGTGGCGAAGGCCTTCTCGGCCCGGGCCATCACTTTCGGATCCGCGCCGAGCTCCAGAACGGCAATCGCGGTCGAGAGCCGGTTGAAGCGCTCCGCCGAGGTGAACATCGTGCCGGCGGCTTCCATGATCCGTTGCTGCGTCTTGCCGAGACCGCGCAGGAACCTCTTCCGGCCCTGGGCGATGCCCATGGTCTCGAGTGTCACCATCGGCACCAGCGTGCCTTCGCGCATCAGTGCGTCGATGTCGGCCTGGAGACGCTTCGGCGCTTTTGTGACATCGAAATTCAGGAACTCGGCCCGGCCCTGCGGCCGGAACATGGCCGCGGTCAGCACCCCCGCCTTGCTCAGCACGCCGGCGGCGCGAACCGGGTTTGTCACCATCGTGAGGAAGGGCAGGGTAAAGACCGGCACCTGCGTCAGGTTGAGGGCAGCGGACGAGACGTTGCCGGCCAGATAGGCAAAGAACATCGCGCCGCGCCACTGGCCGTACTCTTCCTGCGGATTGAAGATGTAGTTTTTGTATTCCCGGGCGTATTTCCGGAGCATGGGCTTGTCGGTCGCGATGGCGCCGACGGCCTGGTCGATCGGGCCCATGGCGCGGCGTCGCGCGAGATAGCCGGAAATCCCGACGATGTAGTCGGAGATCGAGCGCGTGAAATCCTGCTCATAGCCGGGGGTGTTGCGGCTTTCGATGAAATGCGATCGGAAACCCTCCGCGGTCCATGTCGCGCGCACGGCCTGATCATAGCTGTCGATCGTCTCCTGGTCCGCGCCGCCGCGCCGCGCCATGTCGTCCAGCACCGCGAAGTCGATGTCCTGTATTGAGCTTGTGTCGACCGGCGGCCGGAACTGCGTCTTCTGGACGATGAAGCCTTCGGCGCGCGGGAACTGAGCCTCCAGCCGCTTGCGCAGCGCCGCCACCTTTTCCCGGTCGCCGATGCCCTTCTCGACCTTGCCAAACCACGCCACGCCGCCCTCGCGCGTCACGGTGATGGAATAATCCCCGTAGCGCGAGAACGGCACATAGCCGGCCCGGCGGGCCTTTTCGATCACTTCCACCAGGTCGGCGGCGTTTTCCAGGGCGCCGCGCTCGCTTCGGCTCAGCTCCTCGTTTTCCGTTTGGGCGAAGTCACGGATGCCTTGCGCCGAGCGGGGGTCGCCGGGCTTGCCGAGCCCGGCCTCGACCAGCACCTGTTGCTTGAACATCAGCAGCGCCCGATCGAACATGGCGCGCGCCGCCAGATAGCCCTGCCTCTCCGCATCGGTGAGTGTGATGCTCTCGCCCGGCTTGAGCATCGAATATCCGTGCTTGCTGTCATTTTTGACGGTGATGGTTTCGTCGGCCGCGTAATCCGTACCTTCCAGCCGTCCGATCTCCAGCACCTTGTTGACGTTCTCGCGCTGCTTTTCCGACAGGGCCATATAGGGTTCGAGCACCGCGCCCAGCATCACCTGTCCCTCGTTGCGAAGCCGCCCGAATTCCGTTGCCCAATGGAAGACCTCGGCAAACTGGTGATCCTTCGTGGCGATCTGGTAGGGGTGCAGAAAGGCCCGATGATAGTTCCGGTAATCGCCCGGATCGGGCAGCTTCGGGGCCTTGCGCAGGCCGGCGATCGCGGCGCGCAGGTTCTTGGGCGCGACAGTCTCCTTGTCCTTGCGCGGCCGGCGCGGCCGCCCCGGCTCGCGCGGCTCGACGATCAGGCTCTCCAGAAGGGCGGCGTCCTCTTCCTGGGCGCGCGCCTCGGCCAGTTCGGCGATCTTGCGCGTCAGGCGCCGGTGCGAATCCTTGACGGCCTTGGCGAGGTTCGACGGCGTGGCGCGGCCTTGCAGTGTCAGGCCCATGAACTCGGCCATCGCCTTGACCCGCGCCGCGCCGTCCTCCGCGCCCTCGATGTTGCCGGACAACGCGGCCCTGTCGTCCGGGGCGCTGTGGCGCACAAAATCCGATACCGTCGTGCGGGCCCAGGACTCGATCTCGGTCAGCAGCTCGTTCATATACGCATCGAGCGCGTCGGTGCGTTCGGCGGCATTCGGGATTGAAAATTTCTCGACGATCGCAACGTCGGCTTCATCGAAGACGACATAGTTGAAGGTGCCGTCGCCGTCGCCGCGCGAGCCGGCATCGAGATACTTCACGCCGGGAATGCCGAGCGATTTCAGGTAGAGGCTGCCGGCCTTCCGGTCCTCTCCATTTGCCAGCGCTGCGTCGAGCGAATCCGTAGCAGGATACGCATCGTCATAGGCCATACGGTGGAGCACTTTTCCGACGATTTCGGCGCCTGTCCACTCATCAAAATCGGCGTTCAGTTGTTCCTCGTAAGTGTCGAGGGTGTCGCTGGCCTCGAGTTGCGACCGCAAGGATTGGAGGGCATCCTTCACCTTCCTGCTCTGCGCCGAAACCGACTTGTCCCAGAGCAGCCATTCATCCTCGCTCGGCGTCAGGTCAACCTTGAACAGACGTCCGGGCTTGGACAGCTGCACCCGGTCTGCAAGTGTTTCCGCGATTTCGGCCTGAACTTCAAACTCGCTTTTTATGTCACTATTGCGGGAGTCGCGTGCGAGCTCACGCTTTTCCCAAGCGTAGTGACGAAGGAGAGCGGGGGGATCGACCGCTTTTTGGCTGTACAGTTTGAGGTTGGCATCGGTCTGAACTTCTGCGGCGACCCGCCCAAGCGCTGCCCAGCCAATGGAAGCTGCAGCGGGATGTGTGAGACCAAGGCTGGCAGCAACTTCTCTGTTGCGCGCGGCCTTCGCCGCATCGAACGGTCCACCGAATGCTTCAAACCTGATTCCATCCAGCGTCAGATGCTCCCTCCCCGCCAACATCTGACGGTAATGCTCGGCCACCTCCTTCTTGCCAGCAAAATAAAGCCCCCAGCCATAGGTCTGGGCGCCTTCACCCGAACCGATCGCCTCCGTCGTGAAGGCGTCAAAATCGTGGGGCGTGCCGTGGTAGGCGGCCGCGAGTTTTGCCGAAAGAGAGGGCACACCGACGTCCCCGCGGCGCGCGCCGACAAGGCCCCGATTGATCGCTCGAAACACATCTTCAGCGCTGCGGAACGACGCGCCGGTCAGCGCCCGGCCCAGCGCCCGGAAAAACTCGGCGATCCGTTCGAAGATGCTTCGCCCGCGGACATCGTCCTGAAATCCGTCATTGGCCCAATCGGCGAACATGTCCGCCACGGCCTCCTCAACCATCTCCTCCTCGGTGAGCCCCTGCTTTGCGTATCTCTTCCTGATGTCCTCCATCCGGGCCTTGTCGGCCCGCGCCGCCCGCGATAGCGTTTCCCATTCCTGTTTCCGGATGAGGCCCATATCCCTGAGGGCGTGCACGATTTCGTGATCGAGGACCCAGCCGCGCGATTCGGCGTTTAGCGCTATCTCGATCAGGCCGCGGACATAGCGTCCCTTCGCACCGGTGGCGCGCCCATCGGCCAGCGAGCGAATATCCTCGACCAGGCGCAGGCGCACGCGATCCGAGAGGTTGACCGCGCGAAGGCGGGCCGCGAGGTTCTCGATCGACATTCCATCCTTGAAGGTGTCCTGCCACTGGACTAGATTGATCCCGCCGGAAGCGCTTTTGGCTGCAGGACGTGGCGAAGCTGCCAGCTTCGCAGACCCTCCGGGACCCTCGACCCCCGGGCTTCCGGTCCCCATCCATGTCGAGAAGTCATATTGCCAGGTTCCGCCGGGATACCGGTGGATCGAAACGGCGAGGGTCATTCGGTCGCCGGCGATGTCCACAGGCGCGGCGATGACGATATGATCGAGCTGTTCGGTGCGGTTCCCCGGCTCCTGCTGGACGACCTCGCCCTGCTCGATGATGGCGCGGATCGCCGGCACGGCTTGGAGCAGGCGATGTCCCTTGCCGCTGGTCGACTTGTTCCGGCCGCCCCGGCTGAACGACACTTCGAGCCCGTCCCTGGTCGCAACGGATTGGCCGCGCAAATTATCGTCGAACCATTGCTGAGCCGCGCGCCGGAGGGACGGCATGGACTCAGGACCGGCATAGGTGAAGCCTATCTCCTCGCCGGTGAGCGTGATGACGGGTTCGCCGCCCATCGCAAACATCTCGACGCCCTGTTGGGTCTCGCGCGTTTCGATGGTGGCAAACAGCTTGTCGAAGGATTCCTTGATGCCGTCGCTGAGCATCTCCTCGGCGGTCGGATAGGCACCTCCTTCTGTGTCGATATTGACGAGATAGTCGTTTGTCGCGCCTTGGGCGTCGAGCCTGTCGACGATGTAGCGTTCGAAGGCGCGCGCCGCCTTCTCGATGATCTTGCCGAAATAGGGTTTGGAGCGGGCCGCATCGAAGGCGACGGAACGCTTCGAGAATTTGCCTTGCGCGATCGCCGCGCGCACCGCTCTCCACGCCTCGAAAACCTCCGGGCGCATCTGCTGTTCCCGCACGGCGGTGGTGCCTTGCGTGATGTAGTCGTCGATGGCCCCCTCGGCGCCTACATTCTGCCGCGCAAAATAATTGTCGGCGGCATGTAGCCACTCATGGGCAAGCGAGCCGGGGCCGGCGTTCTTGGTGAGGTTGATGACAATCTCGCCTGGTTCGAAGTGCGCCGCCGCGCGCCCTCCCTTGCCGCGCGCGCCGAAGGCGAGACCGAGCGAGCCGTTGAGCGAAATCGCCCGGCTCGGAATGCCAAGCACGAGTGAAAGGTCCATCAGCGCGTCAAAGGCCTCGTTGAGATCGGCCTGCCGCCGGCCGCCCTCGACATAATTGCCGAACTGCACCCCGCGAAATCCGAAGGCTTCGGTGAACTGCTCGGGGCTGACATCGCCTTCGCGCATGTCCTCGCCGACACGCACGCGGTTTGCGGCGCGGCGCATGGTGGGGCCTCGCCGGATCCCCGCGATCTGCTCGCGTAGTTCAGCGTCGTTGAAGCTGCCCCATGCGCGGGCATCCAGGGAGGTCGTGAAGCCGGTCTTCAACCGGATGACGCCTGTGCGGCCCTTGAAGCCGAGAAAGAAGGTCTCGTCGCCCAGGTCGCGATAGACCGAGATTTTAACACCCGATGCCGATGTTTTCGGCTTCGCTGCATAGGCGCGGTAGCCCGCCGTGATCGCGTTGACGGCGCCACCCATAATGTCATCGAGCGTCGGTCCGTCAACGGAATCCATGCGGCCCTTCGGGCTGTCGACATAATACCGCTTTACCGGCTTGTCGAAGCGCTGCCCGGCAAAGAGCGAGAAGGTCCCGGAGCGGACGCGCCAGCGCGCGGCATAGGGCAGCATCGCCGGCTCCAGCTTCGCAAGGACAGTGCCTGTGTCGATGATGAAGGTCAGGTCCGGCGAGCTCTTGCGGATGGCCGCCGCCACCTCCGCCGGCGCGATTTCGCCGGACAGCATGTCGAGCGCGAAGCCGCGAAGCACTTTGACCTTCTCCACCCAGCGTGTGAGTTTCCAGCCCTTGCGCGGCTTCGGGGGAATTTCATCGCGCATCACCGCCACATAGGCGAGCGCCTCCATGGAGACACCTTCGCCCGCCAGCTTCACATAGTCCGGCTGCGGAAAAACCTTGCTGAGCGGCTCGGCTGCGATGTCGACATCGGCGCCGAGTGCATCGGCAAGCCGGCGCGACATGTCCTTGCGGGCGCCCTCGATCTTTTCGCCGAAGTCGGCGATTTTGGCGGTCGGGGGCGCTGCGGCTTCGGATCTGGCGGGAGGTGACTTTTTCTTTTCGGGATTGACGGGGGGTGCATCCGCTTCCCGCTTCGGGACGGCCGTCTCGTCTTTCTGGGCCTTCCGGTACTGACCCACATGAAACCCGACCGCCTGTGCGCCGCGCTCAAAGGCGTTGCGGCGCGCGCCCTTGTCGTGCCGCACGTCATAAGGAGGTGCGTCGGTCCCTTCGATTTCGGCGACACGGTTGTCGAAGCCGGCAAGAAACGCCTCCCGCTCCGCCGGTGTCAGCGGGGACCCGCTCCTGCGGCGGGAGCCATCCGCCGATGACTCGCGTTTCGATCGCAGATAGTCGGCAAGACCGTCGTCGGCGGCGGCCGTGATTTCGTCTATTTCGGCTCCGGTTTCTTCGGCTTCATCTCCCCTATCTTCCGCAGGTTCGCCGCGTGCCGCTTCAACTTCCGGCGCTGCGGTTCCTTCAGGCGTGGCTGTCTCTCGGCCCGCTTCTTCAGCGACCGCGCCAGCGCCACCCTCTTCGCCTGAGTCAAACGGGACTTGCCATTCATCGCGTACTCCCTGGTTGGCGGCGTCTGCCGCTGCATCGGCTTCGGCTTCGATCGCGGCCCGTTCCGCCGCGATAACCACGGCTTCCTCCGGGTCGAGGCCCTTGCGTATCTCCGCCGCCGCCGCTTCAAGCGTCTCCTCCTCAAGCCACAGACCAAGACGATCGGCGGCCTCGCCCGCGGATTTCAGAGCTTCGGCTTCCGACATGGTTCCGGGTGGCGCCACTTCCTCGCCGAACAGTTTGACGGCCTCGATGCCGTCCCGCGCACCGGCCGGAATCGGGCGGCCGAACAGTATGGGCGTATCCCTGGTCCACGCCTCGGGGCGGCCCTCATAGATGCGCCCGTCTGGCTGTATGTGGCCCACGACCTTGCCCGCCGCGTCCGTCACCAGCGGCGTGGGGTAGCCCTCGGCTGAAAGGTTTTCCAGGTCGGTAAAGCTGGAGCGCGCCTCGGCAGCACCCACCATTTCGGTGTAGCGGCTCAGCGCCTCTTCCATGGACGGGACTTCGATGCGCTGCGAGCCGAGCTCGACAAAGAGGCCGGCGTCCGAAGGTACCCCAAGGTCCCTTGAGGTACCTTTCAGGGCGCCGCCTGCAGGTTTTGTCGTCTCACCGTCTTTCAGCCAGGCCTTGAATTCTTCAACGGACATCGGGCGCATGTCGCCCATCCGCTCCGCGCCCCGGCCGTCGCTGAACGCGGCTTCGTAGGTCGCCAGTGCCGTGGCTTGGTCCGGAAACCCGAGCATGGCTTTGTGCTCGTCGAACGCCTTGCTCTCGGCGTCGACCTGATCAATGACAAAGACGGTTTCGGCTGCGGGTTCCGGCCCGATATAGACGTCCATCTGCTCGCCATCGGCGCCGGTCGTCCGCTTCACATAGCCGTAATCCGCCGGCATGGTGACGGACCAGGGCGCGCCATCGGGATCCGTACCGCTGCGTTCCGAGCCCACCGGGTTTTCGATGGTGATGTCGAGACCCTGTACCCGGACATGGCCCTTTTTGTAGTTGCCGGCTTCTTTCTGCGCCTCGGTCGGCTCTGCGACCTGGGCTCGCGCCGGGTCGAGGTGTTCCGTGGTTGCTGCCTCGACCGGGGCGGTGCGGGTACCATCGCCGACCGGCGCGACCGCCGCCGCGTCCGCTGCTGGGGCGGCTTCGGGGCGTTCCATCGGAAGCGCATCTTCCGGATAAGTATCTAGGAATGTGGGCTCCGGTTGCTGAGCCGCGGCGACCACTTCGGCCTGCACGGCGCGCGCGCCGTCGGCCAGCGCCTGCCCGAGCGCGCCGGACGAAAGGGGTTGCACCTCTTCGATTTCGGGAAGCGGTTGGCGCTCCCGGGGGGCAACGGCGGTGTCGGGCCGGACCTCGGTGGCAAGGTCGACGGCTTCACCGGTCTCGATGGCGGGATCGGCGGCGGTCTCACTGGTCGGGACGGCTTCGGGAGCGAGCGCCCGGATAGCTTCCTGCAGCATGGAGGCCTCGGTGAATTCGCTGTTCTCGATGCGCGCGGCCAGTTCCTTCACGGCCTCGGCCTGGGCGGGTGTCATGCCGCCGCGCTTCACCTCCTCGGCCGTATTGACCGCGAGTTGCAGGATGCCGCTCTGGACGGCGGCGGCGCCCGGTGCGCCCAGCATTTCCAGCGCGACATCGGCGACGTCGAAATCCCCCGTCGCGACGGTTTGGGAGATCATTTCCTCCGCGCCTTCGGAGAGTGTTTGAACCGTCGGGCCAGCTACCTTTTGAATTGTGAGCCCCACCGTCGATGTCGGTTTAAGCTTCATCATGCCGACGGTCAACCGATCGAGCACCGCACCAACGGCGGCGTGAGTCAGACCCTTGGTCGCGGCTTCCTTGAGCATCGCGTTGCGCACCGCAGGATCCTGCAGCCAGGCCGCAACGGCATGCGGATCGGACGGGTTGCCGCCCGCCTTGGCAATTTCCTCGACCGCGTGTTCCTGGACCCAGAGACCGAATTCCAGCGCCACCGAGCCGACAAAACCGCCGCCGACCGCGCCCACGGCGGAGCCGGGGCCGGGAGCAACGGCAGAGCCGGCGAGACCGCCCACCACCATGCCGGCGATCGGCACTGACGAGGTGCCCATGGCCTGCGCCGCGAATTCGGTGAAAGCGACGGGATCGCCGATAAATTCGCCCGCGCCGGCGACAATAGTTTTGAACTGTCCCTTGGCGGATTTCAGATATTCGCCGTCGCCCCAGGCCTCCTGATAGGGCTCGGCAACCTCGCCGATGCGCTTCTGGATGCCCTGCATGGCGGGTGACGCGCGCGGCTTACGCGCCGCGCCTTCAGCTATTTGCTCGGCCAGGCTTTCCCAGTCACCGGTAATGCCACCCTTGGCCGCCGCCGTGCCGGTCGCAAGGCTTTGGACCGTCAAGTCTACACCCTCGGCAAAACCGGTTCCAACAGCACCACTCAGGCGCCGCCGGAGATCTACCAGGTAGGGATGCTCGCCTATCTGTCTGCCGATGCCGACGACGCCGGGGCCTTTCGCGGCCGTTTCAAGGAGCGCCCGGCCCGCTTCTCCCAAAGCGCGTCCAACGCCCGAACGCTCGCCCCGAACCTCCTCGATCGCTTGCGAGCGGAGCGGCGCGGCGGCGTCCGCCTCGGCCTGGCTGTCAAACGAGCCGTCCCCGTTCTTGTTCATGGGGTGCGCCGTGTCGATCGGCGCCTGCTCGGCATCGAGAGGTATCCCACCAAAACGGCCTCTACGAGGCACGGAGGAGCTCGCCGGTGGCTGTGCCGCCGCCGGGGCAGTGTCGAGAGGGATGCCGCCGAAACGCGCCATGAAGCCAATCCTGGGGTTACTTGCGCCGTTTGGCCCTGAAATCGGAGAAACCGCCGCCAAGGCTTTCGATCATGTGGGTCTGCGGCCCGGGCCTTGCGCCACCCGGCTTGCCGCCGCCATGCGGCTGCTGCTTCGGCCGGTTTGCCATCGCCTCGGCGAGCGCCGGCGGCATGTTGGGCCCCAGCGCCTTTGTCAGCATGTGACCCTTTTTCGCCGGCCGTTGCGGCCGCTGTGCGCCGAGCCGCTCCATCATCTGGCCGGGAGCCCCCATCACGCCGGTTGTGAACCTTTGTCCGCCCATTTTGCTTGCCATGTCAGAACACCTTTTTCAGCAGCGCGCCGGCGACACCGCCACTCTTCAGCGAGTCCCAGGCGCTCTCCCATGTGTCGCCATCGAAAAGGTCGAGAGGTGACGAAAAGTTCCCCGCGATATTCACACCCTCTCCGAGCCCCGGAAGGATCTTGTTGCCTTGTTCTCGCAGATGGTCCTTGTCGGCGTAAAGCGACTGGCCCTTGAGCGCCGTCTCAAGGGGAAAGCTGTCGTTTTCCCGCCGGCCCTCATGGGCGGCGTTGGCCTCGTTGCCGACCACCGCGGCGGCAAGCCAGGTATAGGGGTTGGACAAAAGACCGGAGGCCCATCCCCCGACGCCACTGCCGCTGCTTGCGCCGCCCGCGCCGGCGCTTCCACCGCTACCGCTGCCCATCAGATTGCTGAACATGCCCACCGGCGGCATGCCGCCGCCTTGCTGCTGGCCGGTCTGCGCCGAACGCCGGGCCGCGGCCTGCTGTTCCTCGAGACGGCGGGCCTCTTCTTCCCGTCGTGCCTCTTCCTCGCGCAAGCGCTCGCTGGTTTCGTCGAAGAACGACCCCGCTACACCGGGGGAGTAGCTGCGCACCGGAACGGGGCTGCCGCCGAAGCGCGCCATCGCTCAAGGCTTCCGCATCAGGGTCTGGTCGTCCGGGTCGAAGAAGATGGCGCCGGACGGTATTTTCGCATACTCCTCGTCCGTGGTCGGACGGTAGGGATTTGCTTCCGTGCCCGTATCGGCCGCCTCGACGCCGGGCGCCACGGGACGGGGCCGCGGCACGCCGTCATTGTCATCGGCGGCATCATCGGCCTCGTCTTCCGCCGCGATCAGCGTGTCGACCAGCTCGGTCGCCTCGCTAACGATTTCATCCTGGGGACGGTCGCCCGTCATCGGATTTGATTTTGTCGCCTTCACGAGGTCGATGATCATCTTCGCGCGCGCATTGGGATTGTCGCGCGCCTGACGGATCGTCCGATGCGCCTCGACCTTGTCTTTCGCGGTGGCGGTGCGGCCTTCGGACTCGGCGATGTTATTGGCCAGCCATTCAGCGGCCTTCACCTCGGCCGGCATCTGACCAACCGAGCCCTCCTTCAGCTTGAGGGTGTGTTTCAGGCTTTCAAGGGAGCGGTCATGCCCGGCCTTGATGCCCTCTTTCCGCCCGAATGTCTCGACCTCGAGATCGGCTTTGTCGCGCGCCTGTTTGGCCGCGAGCCGCGATTCGTAAGCCGCCTCCGGATTGAAAAGCTGCGTCAGGCCTTGTTCCACATTGTCGCGCGTGACGTCCCAGACAAGCTCCGCGCCGTCGCCGTCCCTCAACTTGACGCGGAACCCCGAGCCGTCCGGAAGCGCTTCGCGCCCCGCGAGGGAATAGGAATGGTCGAGATAGCCTTTGACCTTGCCTGCCTCGACCGCGTTGTCGATCGCGCCGACTAGATCGCCGGCCTGTGCTTTAAGGAGGGCGGAGCCGAACATGCGGCTGCCCTTTCGCGCGGCCTCGCTCTCGTACCAGTCGGTCCAGTCCTTCGCGCCCTTGTAGTCGCCCTGGCCGATCAGCAGGGCGGCGCGCTCCGGGCCCTTGTAGCGCACCAGAAAATCCGCGACATCGCCCGGCTTCTGTTCGCCCGACGCGACTTTCTGATCGAACTCGGCGCGGGCCGATGTGTCGAACTCGTCCAGCTCTTTCTGCTGCCCGCGCACCCGGTCGCGCTGCTCACGCTCATATTTCTTCTCGTCCATCATCACGCCGAACGAGCGGCCGCGCTGCAACCCCTCCATGAAGGCGCCGACGCCGATTCCTACCCCGAGACCCATCAGGCGGCCTCCTTCATTTCGACGGCTTTGGCGATGCGGCTCACCTTGCGATCGAGATCCTTGAGCGCGCCCATCGTCACGCCGATCGCGTCCTGGGCCGCAATCGTCTTGCCATCACCCTTGCCGGTCGATTTCTTGAAGTCCTGGGCATAGGTGCCGATATGCCGGCCCGCGTCGGCGACGCCGGGCGCGTAATTCCATTCCTCGACGCGCATGTCCTTGACCGCCTCGAGCGCCGCGCCTTCCTTCAGCTTTTTCTTGTCGGTCTTGATGTTCTCGTCCGAGCCCCAGATCATGCCGGCCGCCGTGCCGAGACCGCTGGCGATGCCACCGATCGCCGAGCCCTGCGCCTGGTTTTCCGCCGCCCAGGAGTTGAGCTGGCTGTTGTAAAGCTGGTTGAGGGTCGAAGCCTGACCGCCATAGCCCGCCATGGCGCCCTGATAACCCTGACCCATGACGCCGGTCGAATTGATGAACTGCTGGTTCGCCGCGCCGGCGTTGCCAGCGGCCGAGTTGCCCGCGCTCAAACCCACGCTCGCGGCCTGGGCCGACTGCGACGGCAGGCCCCGGCCGAGATTGGCGACGTCGGCGGTAAGGGCCAGGCCTTTGTCTCGAACATTGTTGCGCGCCAGGTTCGCAGCGCCCGCCGAATTGAGGGCGGTGCCGAGCTCGCCGGCACGGTCGATACCCCGATAGCGGCCCGAATCGGGGTTGATCCCGACGGCCATCATCCGTCGCTGTGCCGCCTCGCGCTCCGCGGCCGAGGCCATCTGCACGTCGCCGCGCGCCTCCGCCGCCGCCGCCGCCTGACGTTCCGGCGTGGCATAGGACGTTGCGTCCTCAATGAACTTGTCCTCGATCGGTTTGAAGACGGTTTCGTAGCGCTCACGATCGTCCCGCGACCAGCCTGCCTGCTCGCCGGCAATGCCGATCTGCTGTTCTGTGATCTGTTTGGTGAGGGCGTCGAGTTCGGCCTGGCGCGAGGTCGATACCGCGAAGGATTCCTCGGCGAATTTGAGCCACTGCTCTCCCGTTTCCGCCTGTTTCAAGGCGGCTTTGCCGATATTGGGATCGGCGGAAGGAGCGGAACCGGAGGATTTGCCCATGGCGCAACTGTCCTTTCTAGCGGACAGCGCTCCTGCGCCGGTCGACAGCATCGTTATAAGGTTATTCGGCCCCTTTGAAAAGGGCGCGCGCGGTGCCTAGATTTGATGTGGATGGATTTTGGGACGAGTGACAGCAACGGTCCCCGGCTGGAGGGTTGATGAGCGACTCGCAGTTCATGATAATTTGCTATTTGGCATTCGTGGTGGCGGCGATTGTGCTGGGTGTTTTTGCCGGCTCTTTCGAGGTGGGCGGCGCCTTTGAGGCGGGAAGTCCCAGCCTCCCGCCCTGTCCGGGTTGCCGCGGCTAACACCAGGGACGGGGCCTCGTCCCCCTTTATCCTGCCGGCGGCAGGGCTTGGGGGCGGGCTGAACTGGCCGAAGCGTCGAGCCGCCGGAAGGTCTGGGGAATCCAGCGGCACTCCCGCCTGAGCATCCGCATCACGATATTGGCTTCGCCGTCGTGGCCGTCCTCCTCGAGGCGACCGAGCTGGCGCCAGCCGAGATGCGTGTTGAGCCGCAACGCTTCCGCGTTGTTTTCCGACACGAGCGTGGTGATGCCGGGGAAATTGCAGGTGATGAAGGGATAGGCAAAGCCTGCGGTCAGAAACTCGCGCGTCATCCATTTTTTCGAGCCATCCGAGACGAGGTGGACCAGACATCCTGTGGTGCTGAACGTGTCGTAGACCGCGACCGCCCTGATGATGCCATCCCGCTCCACGCCGATGGTGACCGCATCGCGGCGGAATTTGGCGCGGTCGAGATGTTCCTCCGCCCACCTGATCAGGGTCTTGCCGCCATCGGCGATGACACGAGCTGTCATAGCGTCAGCTTTTTCTGCAGCGCATCGTGAATCTCCCGCACCCGGTTCCACAGTTCCTCGACATCGGCGAGGAGGGCATCGAACTCCGCCGCCGTGGGTGCGGCACCCGCCGCCTTGACGGCGCTCATCTTCTCGCGCATGCGCAGGACGGAACCGAGATCGTCAATGCGGACGGCCTGCTGGCGTTTGTTGGCGCGCACGCGCGAGCCGTCGAGGGTTTCGAGCTTCTCGCGAAGACCATCCTCGCTCGCGATCCCGGCGCGTCGCGCGCCAGTTTGGGCTTCCGGCCGTCTCATGGCACGCGCTTCAGTTCATCGACGGTGCGCGCCATCCTGACCTCGTCGACACGGGCCGTACCATAAACGGCGACTTCCCATGTCCGCGCCTTGTAGCCACCCGGCAGGCGTTCCGGGCTGTTCGTCTTCGTGACCGTGGCGATCAGCACCTTGTCCGCGAAGACCGAGACCACGACAGAGGGTTCGATGACAATCATTTCCTGGAGATAATCGCCGTTCAGTTCCACCTCGTTGAGGGCCAGCTCGTTGATAGCCCCTGCGGTTTCGTCGTCCGCGATCAGCGCGGCGTTGGCGATCAGGATCGCGGCGTTCTCCTCAGCCGACGCATCGACGTCCTCCTGTGTCACCTCGGCATCGGCGTCGATGCGCAGCGCCCCGAAGTTTTCGGCATAGGGGAGAACGAATTCCTTGCTTTTCCAGTACTGGTTGAGCCGCGCAGCGCCCCTGGTGTCGTACTGATAGATCGAGCGCGTTCCCTCTTCGACATAGTACAGGTTCCCGGTTTCTACCTGGTGAAACGCGGCGATGCCGCGCGGCGCGGCTCTGACGAGGAACGACTGGCTGCTGATGTCGATCAGCATCATGCCGTCGAGCACCTCGGCGGCCAGGCCCGTCGCGGTGTAAAAAGCGACGTATCGCCCCGACATTTGAGCCCCGACCATGCTGGCGGGATTGAGGTCGAGCCATTTTCGCCGTGTGAAGATATTGACGGTCGCAATCGCGGTTGCGCCGGTTGGTGTGACCGTCACCAGACCCTCATGCGAGGGGTAGGCCAGCATGTATCCGAGATCGACAACACCGCGCGCATTGATGCAAGGCAGGTTGTCGTCGAGCCGCTCGCCCTGCATGGATTCAGGCATGGCGCCGGAGAACACATGGGGATGCGCCTCGGTCAGGACGACGAGGGTTGAGCCCAGCGCGCCCAGTGCGACGATCGGCGCGTTCGCGGCTTGTGTGTATTTTTCCGGCCAGGCATGGGGATGGTAGGGCTCACAGAAGTATATGTCCTTGCCGACAAAGCCGGCCATCATACCGTTCGGCATCTGGACAAGGCCCGCGAGCGTGTCGGGCGGCGCGTTCCAGTCCGTCGAGGGCAACAGCTCGCCGAACTGCTCGGGCGGGATGTCGTCCGTGAAATCCGCCGTGGTCGCGGCCCGTTCCGCGATCAGATAGAGCCCGGTGCCGATTTGCCCGGTCTGCGAGCGGTAAATGCGCTGTGTCGCGATGGCGCGGCCCGAGGGAATGGCGGAAAAACCCGACAGCACAACATCGTCGCCGGGCTGGAATTCCACCACGGCGCTGGCCGGTGACGGCTCGCTCTCTTCGCCGAGCGAAGTGACCCAGGTATAGACATAAATGCGGTCCGTCACGTCACCCGATCCGGCGCCGTCCGGCGTGCCTGTCAGGGCGCTCGGCGGCCTCGGTACGGCAAGGTCATAGACATCCTCGCCCACGCGCAGCTTGGGTACGCCGTCGCCGGTGTAGTAGAGCCGGTCGGTGGCAACAGATCCGGGCACGGCATGGACGGCGGTCTCCCAGGAGAGCCAGTCCTCGCCATAGAGATAGATTGTCTTGGGGGCGCCCTCGTATTCGTCCGTGATGTCGTGGATCAGGACCGAGCGGCGGATCGGCGTCAGGGCCCCGTCATCGAGCCGCGTGTTAACCGCGGATTGCGCGGCCATTTCGGGCATCAGGCGGGGGATAACCCGCGGCTGCTCGCCGATAAAGCCTGTCAGTTTGATCAGCGGTCCGGGCATGGCAATGAGGTGCTTTCGCGTGCTAGATTGAGCTTTGGAAGCTGGGACAATCCGAATGTTGAGAACGATCGAGCGGCGTCTTCGGCCGTACTTCAGGGCGGTTTTTCCGCGCGCCGCGAGTCGGCGAAAATCGTTCGACTTCTTCGCCGACGGCATGGGAACGAAGGGAAAGATACTTGCTCCCTTGCTCGATGCGGCGTTCGTGGATGCGTATCAGTTTGCCCATGACGGCAATGTCGATGCGTGGCGCGGCAAGGTGCCCAACATTCGCTGGCGCGGCCTTACATGCTGCTGGGCAGCGCGGCATGCGCTCGCGCTCGAGGGCGACTTCGTTGAGTGTGGGGTCAACACCGGCATATTGTCGATGACCGTCTGCCATTACCTCGGCTTTGAGAATCTTGACCGGCGGTTTTTTCTCTACGACACATTCGACGGCATTCCGGTGGGCGCTCTTTCTGGCGCGGAAAAGGCAATGGCCGAAAGCATCAATGACCGGCTCTATTTCGATTGTTTCGAGATCGCCGCCGCGAACTTCGCCCGCTATCCCAATGTGAAGCTCGTGCGTGGTCTTCTTCCCGGCACGCTCGCCGAGGAATGCCCCGACCGCATCGCCTACCTCTCGATCGATATGAACAGCGAGACATTCGAGCGCCAGACCATAGACGCGCTGTGGTCGCGTCTGGTCCCGGGCGCGGCGGTCATTATCGACGATTACGGCTTTGCGGGCCATGAAGCCCAGCACAGGATGTGGAACGCCTTCGCCGCCGAGAAAGGCACGGCCATTCTCCCTGTGCCGACAGGCCAGGGCGTGCTGCTCAAGTGTTGAGGCCTCCTGTCGATCCATGACGGTTATCCATGGCCCAACTGCTTTATGCGGATGGCTTCGGTGACGCGCCCGAAACCATTGGCGACCTCGTTACGGTTCGACTCGACGGCCGCCTGCACGCCGTTTGCAATCTCGACCTGGGCGGCGATCGATTTCATCATCACCGAGAAAGCACAGTTGAAGACCTTCTCTTCCCCCGTCTGAATGTTGCGCCAGACAACACCGGTTTCCTCCCATGCCGGACAAAAGCGCTTCGCCTTCGGATCGGAAGTGCGTGGGCATTCGCCGTTGATGAGCGCGCATTTACCCATTGCGTCAGTCCTTTGTGCATTTGATGCAGGAGAGGTTCGAAGGCCGCCATGCGCCGCTGCTCGAAATCGCCGGGCCGGTGTGGGCATGACTGTTGCCGCTGCCTGACGACGAAGTGGTCTTGGTGCCGTCTGTCGTGGTGCCGCGCGCCACATGGCTGCCGGTGCCGAGCGTACCGCCGCCGACGGTGATTGTGTGATTGTGTGACGGAATCTGCGCCAGCGTCAGGGCTGTCGATCCGGTGTTGCCGTTTGTCAGCCCCGAGATCGTCCAGCTCCCGGCAGTCGCGCCGCCGGTGCCGCTCACAACTCGAATGACGCGATCGTCGACATCGGTGTCCTTCGTCCAGCCGAGCGGTGCCGATGCCTGAGGAAACAGAAGTTTCGTCCCGGCCGGGAAGGCCTGCACCGCGCCGGCTTTTGTGAGAGGGACTTCTACATCGACACCGTCCCTGTAGAAAAGTTCGGATTTAGAGGAGACAGCTTTGGTGAAGAGCACACCGGACGCCGCCACATATGCGGGCGAGTCGGCTTGCTCCTTCAGCCGCAAGCTGTTGCTGAACAGGCTGGCGGCGAGATCGGCCGCGAGCGCCGGCCCGAGTGCTTTGACATCGACCCCGTCCGAGACGAGAGCCTGGATGTAGCCCTGCGGCACCACAACGCCCACGGATGACACGTCGCTGGTCTCGACCGTGACCGAGAAAGTCCCGGCCGTACCGTTTTCCACGATGATGAATGCTGGGCTTTCCGGCAGGATATAGGCGATGTCGGCCGTCACTGTGCCGCTGAGCTTGTGCAGCAGATTGGCCGCTTCATCGGCCGTGAGTGTCACGTCGACGCCGCCCGCGACATCCTTCTCCAGCGCCGCGCCGGTCACGCCGGCAAGGCGCTCGTCTTCGGTGGTAAGGCCGTCGATCACCGCATTGGTAACCCGCACCTCGACCCGCGCGCCGGCATCGAAGGCAAGGGCGGTCGTCCCTTCCTGTCCGCGCACAACGGTGAGGGTAAGCCCCGAGCGCGCCGTGCAGCGCATTATCTCGCGGTTTGCGTTGCTGTCGACCACGGTGACGGGATGCCAGTCGCCGGCGCCGAGCGTCGGAAACTTGCTTTCGTCGCCGGTCGTGATTGCGAGCGTCGTCTGGCTATCCGTGATGCTCGACGAAAGCAGGCTTGAGGCGTTGTTTGCGAGTTTCAGACCCATAGCCAACCCCTCTAGATGAAATGAGAGCGGGAGCGAAGGCGTCCGCCTTGCTGCCCTTTCGCGGATTCGTATGCGAGGGTGTCGAGCCAGCCTTCAAACGTCTTCGTGAAAGCCCCGCCGGCTTGCGGATTGGCGTAGGTCGTGTTGGTCGACATCAGCAGCTTGCCGGCCGCACCCTTACCGATGCGCTCGCCATGCATGTCGATCAGAAAATCCGGCAGCGTCGTGGCGGTCTCGGCCGGGCGGAGGATCAGCCGGGCCTTGAGCGTGCCGGCTACCCGCGGGTAGAGCTTGATGATATTCGGATGGATCTGCGTGATGTAGTTTGCCGAACCCTCGGTTTCGTCGAAGGACCAGCCCGGATATTCGGTATCGAGCCATTCCGCCGTCTTCGGCTTCAGTTCGGTCGTGTCGATCTGGGCGGCCCGAATTTCGTAGATCAGGGCATCCGATGAGACGGGGGCGAGGACTTCGTCCTCGGATACTGTCACCGTGACCTCGATATTCTCCTTCCAGAGGCGGGTGCGCTCACAAAATTCGTTTGCCGCACCGCGCAAAGCCCGTATCGCGCGCGGCTCGGGGCAGGCCGGTGCCTCGGTCATGACATGGTGAAGCAGGAGGTCGATGTCCTTCATCAGCCCCTCGCTGCCTGGTTGGAGGGCGACGAGCGCGCGTCGGTCTGTAGCTTGATCCCGACGGCGCTGGCGAACTGGCCGTAATGCGCCGCCGCCCGGCCCGGCATGGCGCCGTCATCGTCCTTCGACTGAGCGCGATAGCAGACATAATCGACCAGAGCGACGTCATAGAGGGGCAGGAGGCCGACGTCGCCGCTATAGGAGCCAAGCGCGTTGACGTCGCCCGTCGCCGCAACCGCTGTCGGGATGGTTGCCATCACCACCTCGACAAGGCCGGTCCCATCATTGCCGGGATAGACATAGTAGATCGACGGATCGTCGTCGGAGAAGACGAACTGCCGCACTTCCTTTTTGAATGGGACCTGGTCTGAATCGTGCCAGTAGGGCTGCTCGGCATCGAGCGTTTCGCGCGCAGTCGGGGCGATGATGCGCCCCCCGACAGGCGGGCCGTCGCTCTTGAGATTACGCACCACGCGCAGCAGACGGACCGGCTTGGGTGAAGGGGCTTCGAGGATCGGCAGGGTTTGCAGCGTGCCGAGCCCAAGCGAGACGGCGCGCGTTTCGGACGATGCGTCGGGTTTGGCGAGACATATCGCCCCCACACCCTCATTGAGCCAGCCGACAAGCTCGGGCAGCGTCCAGCGAACATATTCCTCGTCGAGCAACAATATGCTCGCGCGGGTGAGAATGACACTGGCAACGGTCATGGTGTCGGGGCCCTAGTCCGCGTCGAGCGCGGCGTTGTAAAGCACGAGAAGTTTCTTGCGGCCCGTATTGGGGTGGGGTGCGTCGCCCGTCTTTTCTTCGATCGCGGCGCGCAGCTGCTCGTTGCTGAGATCGTTCGGATTGGCCGGCGTTTCCTCGTCGCCGGGCGTGTCTTCCAGCGGTTCCCCGGCCGGCGCGGTTGCTTCCGCGGCGCCTTCGTGGTGGTCGTCCGGGCGCTGGTCGTCTTCGCCTGTGGGTTCCGGTGTGGGCTGCGGCGGCGCGGCCGGCTCGACCTTCCGGTAATGAGCCGTAACCGAGAGGAAACACTCGGCATGAACCAGGTTGGTGACGTTCGCGACGGCGCGGCCGTGTTTGTCGAACTGAAACGAATAGGGCTGGCCGCCGACCGATTCGGTGACGGCGCCGGCGAGACACTGGATGATGGGCATGAGCTCGATCCTCGTTGCTGTTGCCGAAAAAAACGCGGGGCAGTGCCGGCCCTTAAGCCGGGCAGCGCCCCGCGCCTAACCGCCGAAGCGGTCCCCCGTCGCGTCGCGAACCTGTCCCCTAGCCCGCTGCTGTGTAGAACACTCTGAGACCGATGACCCCCGCGGCGGCAGTCGCCGCGTCGGTTACGATTGTGACACCGATCGAGCGATCGTTGGTCGTCGCGGCAATACGGAACGCCGTGGCCAGCGTCGGCCGCGCCACGCCGCCTGCCTGCGCCGTGGTGATGCCGTCGAAGAGTTCGTCGCCATTGGTCCGGTCCTGCGCCGTATCGCCCCAGTTGCCGGACATGACCCCGACATCGAGCACGATGGCGGGTGTGCCGGTATCGAGGTCGTCGACATCGAGAATGGCATCGACCAGCACGCAGCCATTGGGCAACGGCACGAGCTCGATGATGTCGCCCTCGACAATATCGGCCGGGACGGTGAAGGTCTCCCGGAAGGACACGACCTCGCCGGCCTGCAGCGGGTTCGGGATCGGCTTGCGGCCTTTGGCGGCTTCGCTTTGATGGATCGTCATATTCACTTTCCCTTGTTAAGGGTGAGAGGGGGCCGCTATCAGGCCGCGTTCGGATCCTTGGCGTAGGTGTCGAGCGCGAGGACGCCGAAGTCCTTGTCGTCGAAGCGCGCCTTCTTGACGCCGAGGATCGTGCCGCCGGCCACCAGCGGCATGTTGCCGTGATCGGTCATTTCCTCGGTCCAGGCAAAGCGCAAACCCCCCTTCGAGCCATAGGCCACGACGCCGGCCTGACGGCCGAGGAGCAGTGCCCGCGCGGCGGGGAGATCGACGCTCGAGCCATAATCCGAGAAACGGATCACGCTCTCGTGGCTCTGGAGGACGACGTTCTTGATCATCCCCATATTGCCCTTGAAGATCGGGTTGTTGCGCCCCTCGGCGGCGGCCGCCGCTTTCTGGAAATCGACCCAGGCCGAGCTCGAAGCGGTGCGCATCGAATGTTCCTGGAACGGCGACATGACGACGACGTAATGCGCTTCGCCGTTCACCATCACGGGCAGCATGTTGGCCGTGGTCGGATCGGTGCTGCGCATCGTGCGCGCCTTGACTTCGGCCTTTTCGATCAGGGCGACCGACATGATGTCGGACGTCGTGACGTTGGCCTTCGCCGTCGCCGTGCCGCCGTAAAGCAGATGGCCGGTGTCGGGTGCCTGGATGGCGTTGGTCGCGTGACCCGCCCAGGTGAGGCTTTCGGTGAAGTCCTCATTGATGCCGCGCGCACCGGAGAGGTAGATGAAGATCATCTCGTCGATGAATTTTGACCAGTAGTCGGAAAGGCGGTTCTTGCCGACCACGCGCATATTGTGGACGGTGCGCTTGCGCGTCATCTTGCCGCCGACCGAAACGCCGTGGCGCATCTGGTCTATCTTCACGTCGTCGGTGAAGAAGCGGAGGTTTTCCTCCTTGCCTTCCAGCTTGTTGTCGCCATAGGTCGGCGGGTTGCGCAGCTGGACGGAGAGGTCGTAGGAGATCGTGTCGCCGGCGGCCGACTCGAGATCGGTCAGGCGCTGGATCGGCGCATTGTCATTCGTGCCGATGAACTTGCGTTCCCAGTACGATTTCTTGACGGTGTCGATGAAGAGAGCGCCGGACCACTTCTTTGCGGCCTTGGGGTCGCCGAAAGGGATAACTGTTTGACCAGCCATGAGCGTCACCTGTTCCAAGAGTTAGGATTGGTGGCGCTCCTGCGCTTCGAATCGGAATGTAGCGCAAACCGATTCGCCCGGCAAGCCGTTAAGCCGGAACGGGTGTGCCCGAGAGGCCCCAGGAGACGCGCTGGGGTGGGACGGGGTCGGGCGTGCGGGGGCCTGCGGGACGCCGGGTTTCGCGTCCGGCGGGCGGCTCGCCTGGTTTCAGGGTGCGTATCGGATAGGCCTCCGACTCGATATTGAGCTGGACAGACTGCCCCCGGCGCTCGCCGACATGAATTGTCGTCGATGCGCCGATCTGCAGTGTCTGTCCAACCTTGACGACGATACGCAGCATGTCAGGCCCTTAGTCCGGCGACTGGTAATAGCGGTCGCGTTGCTCGTCGGTGAGTTTCGCAAGTGCGTCTTCGAATTCGACGCCGGTCAGGCGGCTGATCGCGGCAAATTCGCCGCCATCGGTCGCCTCGTTCATGTCGGCGGCGGGGAGTTTGCCTATATTGGGCGGCGGCGCGGGGCGCTTTGGCGGAACCGTCGCCGCGGGTTTGGTCTCAGGCTTTGGCGCGGCTTCCTTTTTGGGCACCGCCCCGCCCGCGATTTTGCGGACGTCCTTCATGACGACGTGATGGGCGAGCTCCAGCACGGCCGGGTCGAACGGGTTGTATTTGCCTTCCGCCTGAATCTTGTGGACCTGCGCGTCGAGGGCGGCATAGAGCGGCGAGCCCTTTTCATACTCCGGGTGCTTGTCCCAGAACGCCGGCATGGTCTGGCTTTGATATTCTTCCAGCGCGGTGGCTGTGATCCGTTTTGCTTCGCGCAAATCGTCGCGGCGATCCTGCAGCGGCGCCTTGGCCTTGTTGTAATCGGCCCGTTCCATCTCGCCTTCGTCGAATTTCTTGTCGAGGGCGGCTATCTCGTCGTCGATGCCGGTGATTTCCTTGTCGGCATAGGCCGGCGCGATGTAGTTGGCGATCGGCTTTGTCGGCTTGAAGACCGGCTCGTCTTCCTCGCCCGTTTCCGCGTCTGCGCCTGCTTCCGCGTCTGCGTCCGCAGCGGCTTCCACTTCCTCCTCTTCTTCTGTGTCAGCTTCGGCATCGGGCTTCGGCGGCGGGTCTTTCGGATCCTTTTTCGCCTTCGGGGGGTTCACTTCCGCCGCTTCCGCCACCTCTTCTCCGGCCGCGCCGGCTGCCGCCTCGTCTTCCTCGGGCGCGTCTTCACCGGCGGCATCGAGTTCGTCGGCATCGTCGATCATCGACGTGTCTTCGAGCCCCTCACGCTCTTCGTCGGTCAGGAGTTCCAGTTCGGGCTCGGTAAATCCGTGTTTCGGTTTGGCCATCTCGGGTTCCTCTTTCGATCAACGCATCAGCCGGCGAGGCCGGGTGCGTAGGGTGGGGCTTGGGGACTGCTCTGCTGTGCCGCCTGTTGCGCCGCGGCTTCCCGCTCAGCCAGCTGCTCAGCCAGGGCTTGCTGCTCGGCCGCGGCACGGGCGGCCTCTTCCTTCTCGGTCCGGCCTTCAAAACCGACCTCACGCATGAGCCGGTCGGATACGGGGACAATGGCCGGCGCGACGGCGATGTCGGCCGCGACGTCGATCGCGCCGCGTTTCGGACCGCCAAGGGCCTGCATGTTGGTTTTGACCGCCGTGGCTTCTGCCTGTACGGCCTGCGCTTCGGCCCGCATCGCCTCGCCGACGACCTTGCGCAGATTGGCCATGAACAGCGCTTCGTTCATCTGGTCCTGCTTCTGCGCCGCCGCGGCGCGCGCCATATCCTCCTCCGACGGTTCTTCCTGGTCCGGATCGCTCTGGCCGGTGATGGCGCGAATACGCCGGACCAGCTCTTCGCGCATCGGCAGATCCATGCTCTCGACGGCGATGTCGAGCATGACGAGGGCAACTTCGGGTGGAAGACCTTTCATCACCTCGAGGAGTTGTTCGGCCGCGGCCTGGCGCACCGAGGCGCGCCACTCGCCCTCGGAGAGCACGAAATCCGCCTTGGACCGCGTGATGTCGTTCTCCGGCAAGCCGTCATTGATGTCGACGAATTCCGGGTTGCCGCGGATATTGGTGATGCGGAACTGCTTTTTCTCCGACATGAACTGTTCGATCAGCGAGAGTTTCTTCTCGCCGCTGATCAGGTAGGCAAGCCTCAGATTGTCGAAGAGCCCGGCCGTTGCCATGGAGCCCTGCGTCTGCCGACGTTCGATGGCGATGCCTGACGTCGCATTGGTCTTTCGGCCCATATTCTCGTCGGTCACGCCGCTCTGCGTCTGGATCATCTGGATCGAGCGCGCCATCATGTCCATATGGGCTTGCTCGAGGCCCCGATCTACATTGAGCGTCAGTTCCTTGCCCTGGTTCTTGACGATGACGGCGTCGGGACGGGCATTCTCTTCGATGAACGCGTCGAGATCGTCGACCGCGCCCTTGTCCATGATCACCTTGTTGGTCGAGATGATGTGCAGCGCCTTGGAGGCGCGCTTGTTGATGTCCTCCTGGATGTCGCGCAAGCGCCGGATCACGCCGTAGGGCATGCCGTCGCGGTCGCGCCGGTAGCACCAGATCGGGGTGAAGGGGAAACGGTTGTGGCGATAGGGGCTTTCGGAATGCCACAACAGGCCGACACTCGTCATGATGCAAACGTGAACGCGCATCACGAGTCGGTCGACCAGCTCGGACTCGCCGCTTTCGACCGCCTCGATATGGCCCGGCGAGTGCGGGTCGTAAATCTCGCGGTCGAACTGGCCGCCCTTGAGGCTCTGCTTTGTCGCGGGCTTGCGGTACCAGGCTTCGATGACCCGGACGCGCTCGCGCTGGTAGCCATATTCGTTGTGAGAACGGGAGGACCAGGCACCCATGGAATGCTCGGCCTCGGCCGCGTCCATCGGCTCGTCGCCCTCCTCGTCGATCATGTAAGCGCCGGCCGCGTCGTCGACGCTGCGCTCAAGCACACCCTTACGCTTCGGGAACACGGCCTGGAGAATGTCGAGGTCGATCCATTTGGTGCGATAGATGTAGCGGCCGTCCTTGAGGTCGGGCTCCTTTGCGGTCGAGTCCCAGAGCATGTTCCGCCACGACTCGGCGCGGGCATAAATCGGCTCGTCGTCATCCTCGTCCTGAATGCCGTCCTCGAGCCAGCCGATACCGCCTTTGGCCGCTTCCGCGAACGCGGCGGAGACGGTGAACTGGGAATGGTTGCAATCCTCGAGATATTTGAGGAGGGCTTTCTTCTTCTCCGCCGGCTTCGGCATGTCCTTGCGGCGCGGCAGGACGTTGTAGTCCGCACGGCCGCGCTTCTCCGTGCCGGTGATCCAGTCGATCGTGGAAGAGATCACGTTGTAGACCAGCGGCACCTGGCCGCGATCGCGCAGCACCTGCGCGTCTTCCTCCCGCCACTGGATGTTGTCGTAGAAGTCGAAATCCACCGCCATTTCAAGGCGATTGTCGTGCTGCCGGTCAAGCTCATGCGTGTAGAGACCCATCAGCCTTGTATGGACCAGGCCCATCTCCGGGGAATCGAGCTCGTCCGGTTTTGTGACGACGGGTTTTGCGCCCTTCGGGTCGCCCGGGATCGGCGACTTGTAGGGTTTTTTGCGCACCGAGCCTTCGGTCTTGTCGTTGACGTCAAACATCCTCGGTGACCTCCGTCTCGATGCGCTGACCGGTCTCGTTGTTCGTCACCACCATGTCGGCCGTGACGACGGTTTCGAAGCGGGGGCGGGGGGGGATGCTCAGCACGTCGCCGATGTGGTTGCGCACCACATCAAGGATCTTGAAGGCGTTCTTTTTGGTCGGCGAGAGGCGGAGATAATCGAGGAAGCCGGCGACGATCTCGCCGCACTTCACCTCGTCGCCCACCTCTTCGGTCCAGACCCAGATATTGTCCATGGTTACGATGCAGGGGATGCAATGTTCGGAGCGCTCATCGCCGACACGGATCAGCACGAGGCAGGGCCGGTAGCCATCATTCGTCTTGAGCCATGTGCCAAAAGCCATGATGGAGCCGTGGCGCTTGACAAAATGGACCTTGGAAAGATTGAGGACATGGTCTGTCATGCGGCCATCCCTCCCCGATTGCGGCGTTTCGGGATCTGCCCGGCGCGGATCGTCAGCAGGTTCTTGCCCCATTGCGAGCGCTGCCGGATGGCATCGGCCGCGTGCTGATTGCCGTTTTTGGCCGGCACCGAGGTCCAGACCCCGTGGCGGACGTTGAATTCCTTGGCGTAGTGCTCAAGGTGTTTTATGCCGGTGGCGCATTTCTCGGCGTCGAACCAGTAGGTGTTGAAATCGTCCTTCATCACCCGGATCGCGGTCAGCAGTTCATTGGTCTTGTCGACGATTTCGATCGGTCCGAGCCCGAGATCGGTGAGAATGTCTTCGACGGTCTTGGATTGATCGGCGCCGGGGAAGCGCCGGGCCCCGTCATGCGGCAGGAAGTGCGTGCCGAAGACATAGGGCTTCGCCTTCACCTCGCGCACGATATGGCTATAGGTCTCGCCGCTCGCCTCGAGATAGTCGATGAAGCGCTCCTGGGCGCCGACAAGCTGATGAAACCAGACTGCGACGTCGTCCGTGCCGCCATGGTGGAGGTCCCACCAGGTATAGACCGGCTCGGAGGGGTCGTAAGGCACGATGGTGATGCGGTTCTGCCGCCGCGCGAGAGAAATCTCGTTCACCAGCCACTTTCCGTCCGCTGCGACCTCGAAGGCCTCGTCGAGTGTCGTCGGGAATTGCGATTTCATCGACGCCCAGTCGCCGGAAAAGTCGCTGTCGAGCTTGTTGACGTACCAGGCGCGCCGCGGCAGGGAGATGTCCTGGCCGATGTCGACCTCGGCACGGTCGAAATAGGCGTGCTGCTTCTGCGTGATATGGACGAGGGCCGGCTCGTCGACCTGGTATTCGTCGGCATCCCACCAGCTCGCGAAATGCAGCCGGTAATCCATCGGGGTGAGGCGCTTGCCGGCGTCCTTGTGGGCCTTCGCCGTCATCACTTTGTCGAAAAAATCGCCGTCATTGCCCTCGGCGGTCGACTCGATGACGATGATGCCGTGGAGGTCGACGGAGGGCAGCGAGCCGTCGCGGATTTCCTTGGCCTTGGCCGGCGACTTCGCGCAAATCTTGCCATATTCCGAGACATGCAGATATTGCAGCGTGCGCGAGCGCGTCGAGGTCGCGACGATCAGGAAGGAGCCGTTGCGCCACTTCAATTCGGTGACGTTGTCGGTCTCCAGCGGGTTCATGGCGCGGATCGACGCCGGCAGGCGCTCCCAGGCGAATTTGATCTTGTCGTCGCGGATACCTTTGGCAAGGTCGTCGGTCTCGGCGATGATGGCGGCGCCGATGTTGTCGACGAAGAGGCAGGCGTCGAGGATCATCAGCTGGACGACGGTCGAGAAGCCGCGCTGCCGGGCTTTCGGAATCACGTTGCGATTCCATATTTTGTGGAGGAAGCGCTCCTGCTCCGGCCACGGATTGAAGCGGACCGTGTCGCCGTCCTTGTTCCGAATGAAATAGATGTTTCGAAGCCGCCAATGCGGATCCTTCAGCAGCTCGACGATCTCGTCGTGACTGAGATTGTCGAGAAGGGGATCGACCGCGACGTCGTCGGGGCGGGGCGCGATGGCGTTCATGGCGCCCCCTCGTCATCGGCGCGCGGCCGGATCGACTGACCGCGAATTTCGGCCAGCGCCCGCACCAGCGGGTCGCCCTCCGGTGTCTCGTTGGAGACGCGCTCCTTGAAGGCCTGCACATCGACATGCTTGCCGATGAGTTCGATGCGGCTCTTGCGGTCCGAGGACCTGATCTTGTGCGTCCGCCCCGATGCGACCTTGTTGCCTTCCTTGTCCTCCTCATAGAGGACTTCGGTCTCCAGCCCGACCACGAGGCCTGTGCGCCAGACCTTGGGCCACTCCCGGATAGGCCTGAGAACATCGTTTTCGTCATAGATGTCGGCAAGGTCCGCGTCTGCTTCCTGCACCAGGCGCTGCAGCACCCAGTTCGCGTCGATCCGGGTCTCCTCGAGGCGCTTCTTCAACGCCTCCTGGATAGCGGCCTGGATTTCAGGTTTATTCAGCAACTCGTGACCGATCGAATAGGCGGTCTTTTGGCTATAGCCGGCGGCTTTCGCCGCGCGTGTCGCGTTGAAGTCCTTGATGTATTCGAGCACGAAAAGCTGCTGCTTGGCATTGAGAGTGGCGGGCTTCTTTTGCACCGCCTTGGCGACCTTCATCGCTGGCTTCGTCGCTGATTTGCTTTTGGCGCGCGGCGAAGCCGGTCCCGCCTTGCTGGCGTTCCTTTTGGCATGTGTCTTTTTCTTCTTTGCCACGGCCATGTCCGGGATCACCTAAAAGCCAATGCGCTAGCCGAGACCAACCTTTTTCACGACGAGCCCGAGCCCGAACAAAACGCCAGCCTGATTTGTGAGAGCGCCGATATTTGACTGGATGGAAACCTGCATCACGGCACAGGCGGCTTTTGCCTGTCCCATGCTCGGGAGCATGACGTCGTTCCATTCCTCGCCCCACTCGCCCTCGATTTCCGGCAGCGTTCCTCCCGCGAGAGGCATGGCGCCGAATATCACCCCAAGCTCTTCCGAGATTTCGGTGGCGTGTCCGAAGTAGTGCGTGGCGGGAGCCTGCGCGGTCGGCGCCGCACCCATTGAGAAAGTGTTGGGCCCGAGGCCAAGCGCGAAGCCGACGAGATTGGCAACATCGCGGAACGCCGCTGGCACGATGTAAAAACCGGAACGGGCTAAAACTTCTTGCGGCATTTTAATATCCTCACAATCCATAGGCTGCAGGAAGCGCAGCCATCACTTGGTCGCTTGGCACATAGTTCACGACCGGAAACACTTCGACACCCGCAGCGGCGAGATTGACCGGCGTCCCGTTCGCATTCAGCCCGAATTGAAGCAAAGGAATAGTCGTGTTGACCGCCCCGGCCTGCGCGCCGCGATAGGCGATAACACCGTTGATCCACAGCGTCACATCGCCGCCCACTCCTTCCCATGTCAGGAAAGCGAGAAGACGCTGGCCGCGCTTGTCGCCTATTGAGGCAATCGTCGTGAAGCCTTCTTCGCCGACAGCGCCGCAGACTTCGCCATCGGCATTGAGCCCGACAAAACAGCGTCCGTCGCTCGCCGGTTGCGAGCCGAAGACGACGCAATCTTCATTGGTCACCGTGCCGACGAAACCGATGCCGCCAACAAGGGTCGGGTTGAGAGTTGTCGGCAGCCTGTCGTCGCTGCCGTCGCCGACAAGGCGCGGAGGGTCTTCTTGGTAGGAAGGTTGCGCTCCGGCCGTGGCTTGGCGGGCGGGGAATGAAGGAATTTCTTTGGCAGAGAAATTGTCAAAGAGGGCCGTGTCTCCAGGTGCGCTACCGGCATACCTCAATGTGATAATCGTCGCCGCGCCGAGGGCATCGAAAATACGCCGAAAAGTGCCGGGAACCACTAAGGTGTTTAGCGAGAAGCTTGTGATCTGCGTTCCGTCAATCGAAGTCCCAATGCGATACGAGAGCGATCCAGACGGGAGTACCCCGGCGAGATCGTAGAAATGCTCGATTACCTTGTTGGCAGCAGTCGGTAAGCTTGAAGACCCGACAGCAATGTTCGACGCATCACCACCCCCAACAATGTTGAGCCTTTCATCGTTGGCATTAATGACGCCGGTTCCGGTTGATGTGTCGGTATAGCCGGTCAATCCGGCGGCAAGATCACCATTCACAAATAGCTGAGGCTGCGCCGACATCACCTGTGTAAGTGTCTGGCCCGCCCAGCGCTCAACCGAGAGCGCGAGCCCGACGAATTGCCCCGCCGCCGTTACTGGCAGGCTCCCGAAGGAGTTTTGAGACAGCGCATCAATCTGCGCTGTCCAGTAAGCGCCTTCTGTGCCTAGAGGGTAGAGCAGAGCGATGGGGTCAACGGATCCGCCGCCGAGATTCCTGGCTAACCCCAACCCCATATGCGCGAGCCCACGCATCTTTTATTCCGGATCGGGTGCGTCGGCCGCGATGACGGCGATCTTGTCGCCGCGCGTCACTTCGAAATCGCGATAGGTCTTCGCGAAGACGTCGCGGGAGGCGTTCGTGGCTTCCGGCGCGACGCCGAATTCGATGCAACAGTCGAGATCGGATGAGACAATCACGAAGCGTGTTGCCGTGTTGAACGCCGCGCTTGCCGCTGAGGTCTGATCGATCGCGACCACCTGGACGGCGATGCAGTCGGTCGGCGGGATCGGCATGGTGACGCCGTGCATATCCTGTGGAAGCCGCGCGTACTCCTCGATTTTCAGTTTTGCCATCCCGGCCTCCGTTGTTCAGTCAAACGCGATCAGGAGCCCTGATGCGACGCAGCCGATAGCGGACAGCACCAGCAAAAGGGCAATCAGTCTCAACAGCGCGGCCAGCATCCACATGCGGCCGGATCTGGTGTGGAGCGCGTCGATGCCGTCCCCCGCCGCGGCACCGCGCGAGATCAGCACCACATGGGCTTCGCGCGAGGCGATCCGGGCCGCTTGCTCGGCCTGCATCGCCATGAACGCAAAAACCCCCGCCAGCAGCGGCAGGGTCAGGCCGGCGGCGAAGGCGTAGTTCGGCGCTAGGATGAACAACATCAGGTTGACGAGTGTGGTGAGCACGATGGTCGTGAGCGCGAAATTCACGGCGCGGCCGGAGGCGGCGAGAATGCCGGCATCCCGCGGATGGATGCCGCTGTTCCATTCCGCCAGATAGGTCAGCCTTGCGTCCTGATCGGGGGTCATTGCGTCTCCGCCTTGGTCCGCGAAAGTCCGGGCGCCGGTTCGAGGGAGGAGGGCAGGGAGGGGTCCCGGCGCCCGGGGGCTTTTGCGTTGCGCCGGCGTCATTCCACCGGGCTAGAGGACCCGACCCTATGGCCCGTGCGAATCGGTGGTCAAGAGAACAGGAAGGGTACGGATTTGTAGCCTTCCTCCTGGCGGGGTCCGTGATTGGGCCGGGTTTTTCAAAGCCCAATGATTTGAACGGCTTAGCAGAACAGCATTGTAAATGCTGCATCGTTTTGTTTCACGGGAAACATTCCGGAGGCGGTTTTTTTAACCAAAAGACATGTATCGACTTGAAGCAATGTCTACGTTTTGTTACCTTCGCGTGACATCGGAGAATCACTCCGCAAGTTGAAGGGCCTGGAACCATGACCACCTGCAAATGCCAGAACTGCGACTGGGAAGGGGACGATCTCGATCTCCGGCCCGTGAAAAGGTTTCACGAACGGGTGACACCCGGCGAGACACAGCCGATGGGCGAATGCCCGCTTTGCGGCAGCCTCGCCCACCTCTCGCCGGTGCCTGAAGATCCGCGCGTGACGCGCGCCATGGGCGGCATTGGCTCCAGCACGGGTGGCAATGCGCGTCTCGTCGACGGCGAACGCCGCGACCTCAACCGCAGCGAGGCGCAGTACCGCGCCGAGAGGGGGCTGTGATGCCGAAGTTTTATGTGACGCTTGCCGCGCCCGCGACCATCCGCCTGACCGTCGAAGTCGAAGCGACAAACAGTGTTGCGGCGGTCGACCAGGTTGAACGGTTGGAGGCGCGGGATGCCCTCGAAGCAACGCGCCTTGTCGACACACTGATCCAGCCGAGCAACGAGGCGCTTGCCGGCTATGACGATGTGCTTGGCGATCGCGGTTGGCGCTATCGGGCGGCGGGAGTGGAACTCTCCAGCGAGGGATTCAGTGCTGAACGGTCTGAGCGCTTCGGACTGAGGGCGCTCGACGACCTGTGCAAGCTGCGCGACGAAATCGCGACGAAGGGCCCGAGCGGACAGCTGGATCGTCTCGATGCGGCTATCGACTATTTTGCTGCAAGGGAAGGTTCATGACCCGCTTCCTCGCCATAGCCGTCTTGCTCGCAGGATGCACCGCGCATGTGGGTGAGCCCTATTACCCCGGCGACGATATGTCGGTCCATGAAGGCGCGCTTGAGGGATGGAAAGCGCCGGTCGCCCTTGTCACAAACGGAGGTGCATGATGGCCCATCGCATTGCCCGCCCGCGCGCCGATCGCAACCCCGCCGTCGGATTCCTGCTCGCCGCCGAGGGCTTCACGATGCGCGGTGCTTCGGCGCGCGCGGAACATGTCCGCGCTCTCGGCATCGCCGTCAACGAGGCGCGCCGCCTCGACGCCGACGCCGCGGTCGGCGTGGTGATCGAGGCGGCCGACCTGATCGTGCGCTACGGACCTTCCGAGACCCGCATCGCGGCGCTCGAGGAAGCGCTTGACCGTCAGCGCGCGGATTACCGGGAGCGTGAAGCGTCCCGCTACTACTGGAACCGGGCGGCCTTCGCATGACGCGGGAGCAAGGCCCGGCGCGGCCGGATGTCGTGGATTGCCCGGAATGCGGCGAACCGCATATCGGCACCGGCGGCGACGTCAAAACCTGCGGCAAATGTGGACACAGTTGGCAACCCTCGGCGCGCCCCGCGCGCCGGGTGGCGGCCGGTTGAGGAAAAACCTATGGAAACTCTGACGATCGAGATTATGCGCGACGGCAAATTCGTGTCGCTGGTCGATATGGAAACGCGCGTCATCGAACTGGCAATGGGCATCGCGAAAGGCAACGTCTCAGCCGCAGCGCGGATGCTCGGCATGGGCCGCTCAACACTTTACCGGCGTCTCGACAAGACCCGGTCTCAGGAGGGAGGGGAAAATGCTGCCGCTTAGGATCAGGAAGCGCATCGCGCGCCGGGAAGCACGCCGCCTGACAAAAGATCAGGGAAGCTGGCTTCAAGACATCGTGTCCGGTGTTGTCGTGATTTTTTGCATCGGCGTGTTTCTTTTCTGGCTAGAGTATTTGCTGGGCGGCGCTGCTTAGTCGAGCGGTGAAACCGATAGGATCAGGCGCGGGCCGCGGTGGACCGCCGCCTGATTTTTTGGAGGCCATATGAAGGCGGAAGCGGTTGAACCAACTCCGGCATCCGGCGATGCCGCGTTGGCCGGCGAAGAAGCACATGCGCGCGCATGCGAGTTGGAGCCCGGACCGGAGCGGTCCCGGTTGATCGGTTTGAGTGAGGGGCTGGCAGGCGAGCCGCCCGCCGTGATCACCGAACTGATTGCCGAGGAAGCCGACCCGAAATGCCGGGAAGCGCTCCTGCGCGGCTACACTGAGGGCCGCATGCGGCCTATCTTGACTTCGCCGCCACGAGAATGATGCGTTCCTTCGCTCCGTGTTTCGCGGCCAGGCTATTCAGCCGATCGAGATAGTTGCTGGCGATCCAGTTGCGGATAAACATGGTCGGCGCGGTCAGCTGCATCGGCAGACCCTGGCTTGCCTTCACGTCTCGAAACCACGCGTTGAAGGCAGGCTCTCCGATCTCGGCACTCATGGTTTTGAGCGCCGCCCGGAGCGGGCCTTCATCGGGCCCGCCCGGAGGGGCGCTAGACGGATAATGATGGATAGACGTATTAGGTGAAGTGGGCTTCAGTATTTTACTGAAATGGGCTTCACCATCCGTGTCGCAAATTTCACCATCCGCAAGGTCTGGTGATGGTGAAATTATTTCACCACCAGCGGTGCCCCCGGATACTGAAATAATTTCACCATCTGGCAAATCGTCGCCCTCGGCTTCGCATTCGCCCGGCGCGGCGCCGTTCCTGATCTGTTTTCCCCTGTCGCGGGCCTTCGCGACACGCGCCGGAACCTCCTTGCCGAAGTCGCCGACCTTGACCCAGTAGAGGTTCATGTTGTCCTTGCCGCCGCGCGTATAGGCCTCGATCTCCTCCATGGACTCCAGGCTCAGAAGCACGTTGTAGACCTGGCGGACGGTCAGCCTTGTCTGCCGGGCCAGCGACGAGACCGCGATATAGCCGGCGCCGTCATGGCTGGCGACGTCGGCGATCGCCAGCAACACCAGCAAAGCCCCGCCTTTGGCCTTGCTATGCTTCCAGACCGCCGATGAAACGTAGACGCTCATGACCCCCTCAATCCGCTGCTGTGGCCAGCGCCGGCCGGACGTTGGCGCGTGCTATCAACTCGACCATGCGAGGCGGCACGCTGTTGCCGACCAGGCTGTATTTCTGGGTCTTTGTCAGGCGGCGGACCTTGCCGCCGACCTCGATTTCGTCGGGCAGCGCGCCTTTCGGGAAACCATGCGCCGCCGCACCCTCTTCCGGGGTGAACATCCGCATGCAGATGTCGGACAGCACCATCTCCTCGCCCATGGCTTTCACGGTGACGAGGCCGTGCCGCGCCTTACCGGTCGTCGCGCCGAGCGGGTCGCGGATTTCCTGATCCTGCCCGCCGGTCGAGTAGTAATGCTGCATGAACGCATAGACGAGGCCCGCATGCCGCCCGCCCGCCATCAGCGCCGGAACGGGTTCCTCGATCTCGCGCCCGGCCTTCGACGTGCCGCGCAGCTCGGTCAGATGGACCGCGACCACACCCTGGTGAGAGCCGGTCTGCAGCGTCGTTGAGAGCGGGTCATGCAGCGAGCGGCCGGGATTGTCTTCCATGCGCGGGCCGGCGTTGTTCTGTGCCATGAACGCGGCCACGACCCCGACTTTGCCGCCACCGGCGACCTGCGTCCCGAGCGGCTCGCCGATGTCGAGTGCGCGCGGGGCCTGGCCTTCGCGTTCGCCATAGCCTGTCTGTATCAACGTGCCGGTCACGAGCCCCAGAGGCACGGCGCCGCCGGGGCGCTTGCGGAACGAGTTGGAGGTGAAGGTCGGCGCCGGATCCTCGATGTCGACCCCGGATGCGCCGGGGCGGAACTTCGTCACATGCGCGACGACGAGCTGGTTCTGGTCCTTCCGGCTCGCCGTGAATGTGTGTGCCGGGTCCGCCGCGTCCCTGACCGAACCGCCGTGCTGCGCGGCGCCGATGACGGGAACGACGAGAGCCTTCTCGCCGCGATGCGCACCGGTGACTGTTTTAAGAGGTTCGGCAATGTCTTCGACACCGCGATCTCCCGCATGGGTCAGGCTGACGATGTAGGGTTTCGGATTCCGCACCACATGCTTGTCGACGCCATGCGCGATGCGCCTCTCGGTGGCGGGCACCAGCGGGCGCTTGATGCCGAGCACCTTCGCCTCTTCCTTCGTCAGAAATATCGAATAGCAGGGCAGCGACCAGTCGACGATGGTGTGCGCGCCGATCCACGGCTTGAGCCGCAGCGCCTTCGCTTTTTTGCGCGGGGCGTGGCTGCGCTCGGGCCAGACGATCGGGCCGCCGTCGCGGCGCATGACGCCGAACATGCGCTTGCGGATCGTCGGAATGCCGAAGTCGGCGCAGATGCGCGGCTCGAAAGACATGCTGTAGCCGAGCTCGCTCATGCCGCGCAGGAAGCGCCGCCAGGTCTTGCCCTTGCGTTTCCGGCAGGGAACGAGGTGCTGCTCGCGCACCGGGACGCGCTCGCCCTTGGCGGCGACCGTGCCATCAAGCTTCATCACCCGGCCCGTATCGGGGCAGCGCTTGGCGACCAGCGGCCCCCATGTCGCGATCTCGGGCACATTCTCGAAGCCGATGGTTTCGGGCTCGACCGTGCCGGCCCAGCGCTTGACGATCCAGGTCAGCGAGCGGCGCCGCGGGCTGACGGGCTTCGAACCCTTCGCCGAACTGAAATGCGTGCAATCGGGCGAAGCCCACAGGATCCGCACCGGCCGTCCGCCGGTCGCCTCGCGCGGATCGACTTCGAAGACGTCCGACAACAAATGTTTGGTGTGCGGGTGGCGCTTGCTGTGAACCGCCACCGCGATCTCGTCGTGATTGATCGCCAGATGCACCGGAAAGCCCGCCGCCTCGAGGCCGTCACAGGCGCCGCCCATGCCGGCGAATAGAACGACGGTGATGCGGCCGTCGAGCGGCCATGCCGCGCCGCGGTCGAGATGGGATTTAGGTTTCATCGGTCCCCCGTTGAGAATAGTGCGGTGTCGACCGCGACCTCCGTCATGCCGCCACCGCCGGCCGGAACTTGTCGGTTTCCATGCCCCATGCCACCCATCCCTTGCGGCGCTGGCGGGCGAAGAGATCGATGCGCGAGACATTGCCGCAGAGCCGCTCGAGCATCGGATAGGTGCTGTCGGGTTTGCGGCTGTGCTCGCGCAACTGCCCTTCGATCAGGTTGCGTTCGGAACGGCTGTGGATCGGCGGCGCCCCGATCGTGCCGACCAGAAATGCCTCGCAGCTCGCGCGGAATATGTAGCCGGTGCCGAAAGCGGCTTTGCCGTTAACGGTGGATTTCGGCCAGGCGCCGCCGGACTTGTAGGTGAAGCCCCAGGCCGCCATCACCTCCATGGCGTCGGTAAGCATCGGAAACGTCGCCCACATGAACAGCAGGCAGTCGCGGGCCGCCAGAAGCCCGACGGGCAGCGCCATGATGTCGGCGGTCGGCATGCAGTCGTAATGCGCGACCGGGTTTTTGGCTTCGCCCTTCTCCGACCAGTTTTTGAACAGCCAGGGTGCGTCGGCATGGATCAGGCGGAAGCCGCCCGAGGGACGAAGCCGTTTGAAATCGTCCGCGGTGCCGGCGTTCATTTCGATCATGTCCCTCCACACGCAAAACGAAAGGGGCGGGCTTTTGCGTCGAACACGAGGCAGACCCCGGGGGGACAGGTGGGGTGTGTTCGTCGCGCGCGGCCTGGGGTTAAGGCCTGCCCGCCTTGCGCGGGCCCGCGGGGGGCGGGCCCATCTGAATTCATGCTCGGGCTGGCGCCCGCCGGGCTTTCGGCTCAAGCAGCCGGGGCGGAACCGCGATACCGCGATCGACCGCCACCGCACAGACCGCCGCCCGCCAGCCGCCCGGAATGTCGCGGCGCTTCCAGACCGACACGGTTTTACGTCGGGGCGCCGCCGCGCCATGGCGCTTTTTGAGTTCGGCGCTGAGCGCTGCCGCGCCACCAAGGGCTTCGATGAAATCGGCGTCCGTCATGAGCGCGGGCTTGCGCCGCCCGGTGCTCCGGCCGGGGAGATCGTCGCGCCGCGCGCGTTTACCATTATTCATGTTTTTCATGGCGCCGGAAGGTAACAAAACGTAGACCTTCTGTCAAAACGACCGAAAATCGCTATTCTTGGAGCCTTGGGAATTCATGGAGTGGGTGACGTCGATGGGAGCAAAGGTCAGGGTGCCGCGCGAAACGCTGCGCGAGTTCGGCATTCGATTGAAGCAGGCGCGGGTGGCGGCAGGATTCAGAACAACCGCCGACCTGGCTTTGTTGCTCGACCTCGAAGCAAAAACCTACAGGCGATATGAACGCGGCGAGGTTTTTCCCGACATCGTTGCACTTATCAAGATACTCGAGCTGACCGGCTATTCGCTCGACTGGCTGATCGCCGGCTATGGGCCGGGCCCGTCGCGGCTTCGATTGCCGAGCGGAAATTCATCCTGAACGAAACGCTTTACCGCGAATTTCAAAAGCGCCGATTCCAGACCGGTGCCTTTTTTGTTGACGGCGAAGGTAACAAAACGTAGACATTCGGTATCCCGGATTTGGAGGGCCGAATGGAAGCGATCGCCGAGTGGCTGAGCATCATGGCCGTGCTGATGGTGTGGGCGGGCGGGTTTGCACTCGCCGGCATGGTGTTCGGTGTGGGCTTCGCGGCGGGCGGCGCGCTGGTGGACTGGCTGCATGACCGCGTCGTCCGTCCGGACCTCAATCCGGACCCCGGCACTTCGGACGCTGTCCGCAAGGATTTCTGGTTCGACGACGAGGGTTGCCGGGAAGCCATCGCGCGGATCAAAAGCTACAGAAGTCCTTCCCCCATTTACGCCTCGCCGCCGCTGACACACTACACCGTGCCGCGCGCGCCCTCGGCGGATGACGAAGAGTCCCGCTACTTTCCGGGGGGCCTGCGCTGGTGATGTTCAGGATAGCCCCCCAAACCCCGATCGCGCCCAAGGGCAAACGCCGCCGCGCGCGCGTGATACCCGAGGCGCCGGGCCAGCGCGCGCCGCGCCGCCACGACCGCCGGCATCTGGGCTTTGTCGCGCAGCTTCCCTGCCTGGTTTCCGGCACCCCGGGCCCCAGCGAATGCGCGCATATCCGCTTCGGCGATGCGGTGCACGGCAAGCCCGCGACCGGCATGCAGGAAAAGCCCGGCGACATGTGGGTGGTGCCGCTCTGCGCCGAACTGCACCGCCTCAACGACGATGCCCAGCACAATTTCAACGAGCGCGCGTGGTGGCAGGGGCATGGCATCGACCCGCTCACCGTCGCCAGCGAGCTCTATGCCTGTTCCGGCAATCTCTCCGCCATGGAGGACGTCATCGCGCGTCATGCGCCGTTGATCCGCGCGAAGGAGGACGGCTCATGCTGATGAACGAGAGTTTCATGTCGTCGACGGATTTCCGGGTCTTGTGCGCGGTGCAGGGCACGGGGGGCGTATCCGATGCCGCCGGCGTCCGCCGGCACCTGCACACCCCGTCCTACAGCCCGCTTGCGGCTTCCATACCCGCCGCGCTCGGGATGCTCGAAAAGAACGGCTATCTCGAGCGCCGCGGCGAATTCTGGTTTCTGACGCCGGCCGGGCGCGAGCGCCTGAAACTTCCCCGCATCAAACCAAAGCCGCGCAAGCCGAAGCGTGGCATTCCCCCCAGACCGAAGGAACTCGTCTTATGAGCGACGACCAGGCCCCTATCCTCAACGCGCCCATCCGGGCGTTCTCGCAACTTCTGTCGATGATCGAGGACGGCAAGCTGCATGGCGACCTGTCCACCGAGATCGAGGATCTGGTGGCGAAGATGCAGGACGCCTCGGCGGGTGGCCGCGACACCAGCGGCAGGGTGACCATCACCATCGACCTCAAATACGACGCCAAGGCGCAGATGTTCGAAATCCTCGGGGATTTCAAGGTCAAGGCGCCGACCGAGAAGCGCGGCAAATCGGTCTTCTGGGCCACGCCCGACAACAAGCTCACCCGCTTCAATCCGCGCCAGCAGGACATGTTCCTGCGCGATGCCAACAACGGCAAGGCCGACCCGCGTTCGGCCTGACGCCGCCACAACGTTCAAACCCAACCGGAGGCACTGAAAATGAGTGAAGAACAGAAGAATATCGCCGAGACGGTCAGGAACCTGGTCCTCGAGCTCGGCGAGGTCGAACACGTCAACTTCGCGTCGGACAACCAGACCCCAGACTTAATCGTCATCCCCGCCGGCAAGAGCGTTCACAATCTCGAACAATACATCGCGCCGCTGCTGCCTCGTCCGCGGCGTCTCAGGGGCATGTCGGCGCATATGACGCTCGAAAGCCTCATCGGCGTCACCAACCGCTTCAAGGACGAAAATTCGGTCCTCTACGCCAGCGGCGACATGAAGAACCCCTCGCTTCTGACTGTCTTCAACTACAACGAGGCGCGGCAGGACACGGACGGTGTCGTAAACGATGGCGCTGGCCCCCGCCATGGCGACCACCGGGCACACTACAAGTTTCCGCTCTCGAACGAGTGGGAGGAGTGGCGCTTGCAGAACGGCAAGGTTCTCGGCCAGCAGGAATTCGCGGAATTCATCGAGAACCGCATTGTTGACGTGCTGCCCCCCGTCGACGCGGGGCACTCCTCCTATGAGAAGGTCCGCGATGTCCTGTCGAAGATCGGCGGCACGATCGCCGATCCCGCGAAGCTGATGGAGTTGTCGCGCGGGCTTGCGGTCCATGTCGACGAGGTCGTCAAGAACGTCGTCAACATCGCCAGCGGCGAAGCCCAGGTGCAGTTCGAGACGGCTCATCACGACGGACAGGGCAAGCCGTTGACGGTGCCGTCCATGTTCCTGATCGGCATTCCGGTTTTCCAGAACGGGCCTGCCTATCTGATCGCGGTCCGGCTTCGCTATCGCCGCGCCGGCGGGGTCATCAAATGGTTCTACGAAATGTTCCAGGCCGAGCGGGCATTCGAGGATGCCTATAACGAGGCTTGTTCGCGCGCCGCGGCCGAGACGGGATTGCCGCTGTTCTTCGGTTCGCCGGAGTCATGATCGCACAGGCAGGCATAGCCGTATTCGGCGTCATCGCGATATGGCTGACACAGTCGCCGATCGTTGAACGTCAGCGCTATGCCTGCCTGTTCGGACTCGCCGCACAACCCTTCTGGTTCTGGTCCGCGATCGAGGCCGGCCAGTGGGGAGTCTTCGCCCTCTGCTGGCTCTATCTGGCCGCCTGGGGCCGGGGGTTTGTCGAGCATTGGTCGGCGCCTCTCTATGCGCGGTTGAAGGAACGTCGGCCGTGACGGCGAAAATAATGGACGACCGCTGCACGATCTGTGGCGCACCCGGGCCCTTTGGCTTCGCATGGGGCGGATTTCTGATGCGTACCTGCTTGGAACATCGCGGGATCGGAGACACCCGCCTCGAGGAAGTGAAACAGGGGAAGGCGCCGCCGCCGAATGCCGATCCCAGGCAAGGAGCATTGCTGTGAACACGGAACGCCAAACCCAACAAGCGGAGAGAGCCATGTCCCCCGATAAGATATTTCTGAACGTCAACGGCAGGTCGATGTCGCTGGCCAAGCTCGTCAAAAACCCGGCAATCGCGACCGTCGTGAGGGTCCTCAACTGCGCGGGCCTCTCCGCGCTGCCCGATCTGCCGAACGCGACCGTCGTGTGGGTCGACAACTGCGCGGGCCTCTCCGCGCTGCCCGATCTGCCGAACGCGACCGACGTGTGGGTCCTCAACTGCGCGGGCCTCTCCGCGCTGCCCGATCTGCCGAACGCGACCGTCGTGTGGGTCCTCAACTGCGCGGGCCTCTCCGCGCTTTATGCAGGCAAGGACTCGCGAAACTACCAGTTCTACGCGGTAAAAATCCGTGGGCTCTGGCGCGTGGTCGCCGGCTGCAGAAACCTTTCTTTCGATGATGCGCGTGCGCATTGGGGGCCGGGTGGGGTGAGCAATCGCCCCGACTGCCTGGCGCTGGTCGAAAAGCTGGCGGTGGCTGTCAGCGAGAGTGAGGCGGCATGAGTACCGAACGTCACTACTGGCCCGCCGATTATGCCGATGAGGTGATGCCGGCGCCGGAGGTGAGCCCTTCGGCCTGGATACGCCGGTGCGATGGCGACAAGTGGATCGTCGAAGAGGCGGAAGTCGAGAAAGAAGCGTCCGGCCTCTGGCACATCGAAGTCGCCGCCGGCGACATCGTCGATTTCATCTCCTGCGTTCGGCTCGGCTCGGTAGAGGTCCGGATTGACGGCGAAAAACAATGGACCGTCCTCGATCGCGTCCCCGAAGCCGTCGTTCCGGGCGGCCACCTCGTCTTCTCATGGGGTGTCGAGTTCATTTCCGCTGACATCGACGAGTTGATGGGTGCGTTCTTCGAAGACGGGGTTAGCTGGAAAGCCGGCGAGGTCATGCTGATCGACGTGGCGGACTGGAGCGAGAAAGAGCAGTGGCGGCTGGTTGTCGAGGTTGGCGAGGACGAGGCCCAACATGGCGCGTTCGAACGTGTCGCCACCGTCGAGGGGAGCGGCACGGCATGAAAACGCCCGTCTTGATGGTGACGAATGCGGGGCTAGGCGAAACACCGCCCTGTCCCGAAGCGAAGTTTCATCGCGGCGACGTTGTGGTCGTCACGGGTCCGCATAGCTCCATCGACTGGCCTTGTGCGGTAACTGTTCTGCAAGCCATCCCGCCGGGCTTCGCTCCCGAATATGCGATTGCCGACATGCTGGGCGAAGCCCGGCCGCTGATGATTTCAAAACCGTCGCACAGCGTCACCTACATCGTCTATTGCGACAGCGGGAAATGGGGCGTCATTCCTGAAAAGCGCCTTCGAGAAACCGGTCTGCCACCTGTCGAAATCGGCGACATCAGCCGGGGAGCTATAGTCGATGCTTGACCACGCGCGCCCCAAAGGCCACGGCACCGCTATCGAATGGACACATTGCCCGGGCTTCAAGGGCGAGACATGGAATCCTGTGACCGGGTGCCGTCCGTGCTCGGAGGGATGCGACAACTGTTACGCGGCCACCCTCGCCGGGACGCGGCTGAAAAAACTGCCCTCGCGTCAAGGACTCACGAAGCAGAATGCCTCCGGGGAGCATATTTTCAACGGCAAGGTTCGCTTCAACGTCGAATGGCTGTTGCAGCCGCTTCGCTGGCGCAAACCGCGTTGCGTCTTCGTCGTCGCGCATGGAGACCTGTTCTACGAAGCGGTTGAGGAGGAGATCGTCGACACGGCGTATGCCGTGATGGCGCTGACCGCGCGGCATTTCTACCTCGTGCTCACCAAACGCTCGAAGCGCCTTCGGGCCTATTCCAATGACCCCGATACGCCGGGCCGCATCGTTTCGGTGCTGAACGACAAGGGCCCTGGCTGGGGCCTGACGGACGAGGAAATCGCGGCGGCGTGTCATCGGGTCTACAATTGCTGGCCGCTTTCCAATGTGGGCGCCGGTATCAGCGTGGAAAATCAGGCCCGAGCCGAGGAACGCATTCCCGACATTCTCGAAACCAGCGCGGCGATGCGCTGGGTCTCCTTCGAACCGCTGATCGGGCGCGTAGACATTGCCAACATCGTGGTCAGGGATGAAGCGGGTGAGAAACTTGCCTTCTATGACCTGACGGCGCATGGCGGTCCCGGCCTGTTCGCGATCAAGGGAGACTACGGCCGAAGGCTGCGCGATGTCCCTCAACTCGACTGGGCGGTGCCCGGCGGCGAAAGCGACTCGCTCCGCGGTGTTGTCGAGGGCAGGGGCGCACGGCCGCCGCATCCCGACTGGTTCCGCGATCTGCTCAGCCAATGCAGCAAGGCCGGCATTGGCTATTTCTTCAAGCAATGGGGGGTGTGGCTGCCCTACGAGAACGCCATCGACGTTGAGGGCGCCAATGTGCTGACCGGGGAGATACGCGGCTTCGGCCCCCACGATCCCGGTGGAAACCCGCAAATGCTGCGCGTCGGCAAGAAACTCGCCGGCGCGATGCTCGACGGCTCTCTCCACCGCTCCTGGCCCCAACTCATGATCGACCACGGGAGGGCCCATGCCGTCTCCCGAGGATGACGAGGATTACAAGTTGGTCGACGGCATCAGGATTGCCTCGGCGCTCAGCATCTATATCTGCCCGGAGCATGGCTCGGTCTATGTGCGTCTCCATGACGAGAAGAACGAGATATTCGCGGCCAGCATCGTCGAGGCAAGTGTGGTGCATCCCTTTCTCGCCCAGGCGGTCGAGAGGATCGCCGACTATCTGAAATCCGACAATATCGGCAAACCGCAGGGATCAGCATGACGACAATCGCATACAGGGACAATCTTATGGCGGCGGACTCCGCGGGCTGGGCCAGCGGTTTTTGCTATGGGCCGGTCGAGAAACTGATGAGGGCATCGGACGGTACGCTCTTCGGTGTCGCCGGCGACGCGGCCCAATGTGCGGCCTTTCTCAAATGGGTGAAGGAAGGACGTGACCGTGGCGAATTCATGCCAGCGCCTCGATTGAAAGGCGACGACACGAGTTCCATCGTCGTGATGATCGTCGTGCCCGATGTCGATTTCATTGAGTTGCTGAGCGCGACGGGATCGGAGCGTATCCATATGCCCTATTTCGCGCTTGGTGCAGGCGCACAATGCGCGATGGGTGCGCTGCATGCTGGCGCCAGCGCCGTAGAGGCGATCGATGCGGCAATCGCTCACGGCGACGGTGCGATCGGCCCGGTGCAAAGCATTTGTCACCTGGAATGAAAGGCCCAGCCGTGAAGAGCCCCGTTGTGACGGCTGAGAATTTTATTCCCGAAGCGGTGCTGAAAAAGCATGTCGCGGTCCTCGGCATGACCGGCAGCGGCAAGACGTCGACCGCCAAGCTTCTGGTCGAAACCGTCGTGGAGCAGGGCGCGCGCGTCTGTGTCCTCGATCCGATCAAATCGGACTGGTGGGGCATGATCTCCAGCGCCGACGGCCGCAAGCCCGGCCTGCCGTTCCACATCCTCGGCGGGCCTCACGGGCATGTGCCGCTGCACAGCTCGGCCGGCAAGGCGATCGGGGAACTCGTCTCCACGGGTGCCCTGCCGCTCTCGATCGTCGATATGGCCGATTTCGAGGCCGGAGGCCTGCAACGCTTCTTCATCGACTTCGCGGACACCCTGCTTCGAAAGGTGCGGGGCGTCGTCTATCTGGTGATGGAAGAGGCCCATGAGTTCGCGCCCAAGGAACGCTCGGGCATCGGTGCCGAGAACATGGCGATCCATGCTGCTAAAAAACTGGCAACGGCCGGCCGTTCGAAGGGCGTCCGCATGATCGTCGCCACGCAGCGCACACAGTCGCTTCACAATGCGCTGCTTGGCAGCTGCCCGACGATGATTGTCCATCAATTGACCGCGCCGGCCGACCAGGAGCCGGTGCTGAAATTCCTCAAGGCGAACGTCAAGGACAAGAATCAGAGGGTCATGATCGAGGAATCCCTGGCCTCGCTCGATGTGGGCGAGGGCTGGATCTGTTCGGGCGGTATCCCGGTCGAGCGTGTCCGGTTTCCGCGCATCAAGACCTTCGACAATTCGGCGACGCCGGAAGACGACAGCGAAGCGCGGCAGGTTGTCTCCGCCGTGGTCGACCAGAAGGGCTTGAGGGCGATCATCGGTGACGCCGTGGCGGAAGCCGAGGCCAACGATCCGTTCACGCTCAAGGCCGAGATCGCGAAACTGAGACGGGAACTGGCGGCGAAGCCGGGGCAGGCCGCCACCGCCGCGCCGGATACCAAGGCGATAGAGGCGGCCGAACACCGGGCCTATGTGAAAGGCAAGATCGCGGGCTATTCCGAGGGTGTCAGTCACGGCTGGGTCGAAGCGGCCCGCCAGGTCGAGGACAAGCTGAAAGCCGTCAGTCTCAGCCCGGAGCCGCCCCGGAACGTTCTCGATCACATGTTGAAGGCACAGGGGGCGAAGATGCCGCCGAAGGAAGTGGGGGCGAAGACAATCGCGGCGGCGCCGGCGTCGCGACCCACCGTCAAGCGCGCCTCTTCAGCAGCCGAAGAGGGCGGATGCGAACTGACGCCGGGTGCCAGAAAATTGCTTGACGTGTTTGAGCGGTTCTCACCCCGCGCTCTTACGCCGAAGCAGGCTGCCCTGGCTGGTAGACTCAGTATTCGGTCAAGCGCGTTTCGGCCGAACCTGAAACAGCTGATTGATAGTGGTGCAATTGCCCTACAGGACAGCGGAACCTTCGCCGCCGTCGAGTGTGGTGCTTCCCATGACTTGATGACGCCCGGCGACATACTGAATTTGTGGGTGTCTCGGTTCAAGCCCGCAACCGCGCGCATGCTTCGCGAGATTGTGGCGAGGGGACCAATGGACAAGGCCACCATCGCCGAGGCCTCGGAAATCAGTCCGACGTCGAGCGGGCTTGGTTCCGGGCTGCGTGACCTGATGGTCAATGGCTTGGTCGAGCGGGGCCATGATGGAACCTACATCGCAAATGAAATGTTCGAGGAAGGCTGATGAACAGCAACTACGCCATCGGCGCCGCCAAAGCGATCATGGAGGATATGCGGGGGCGCGGAGAGTTCTGCCACATCCTCGCGAAGCAGAAGCCCGACAACAACGGTACCTGGGCGACACCGGCTGCACAGATAGCGATGGAGAACCGTATCTGCGACCTGATCGACGCGGCCTTTGAGCCGCGGGTTAAGGAGCTTCTGGTGGCGAACAACGACGAGGTCGAGAGGCGAAGGCGGGCGGAGCGGGAAGCCCTCAAAGTGCCCAACTACCAAAGTCTGCTCCTTCACCTGGAAAGGATGTTGGCCCCCAACCATCGACGACGGCCGTTCGATGTCGGCGGCCACCCGATCATCAGAGAAGAGATCGAAGTAGCATTTATCACCAAGCACGAACTGGAGAACCTCGTTGACGCGCGCGACCTACTGGAACAGTGGCATAGGGCGGAGCCGCAATGGCTTCCGGAAGAGGTAGCGGAGATCATGTCTAGGGCTGGGCGCGAGCGCATCGTTCGTGACTCCAGGCCCGGCATGAACGTTATAGCGCCCGTTGAAAAGCCCCGGTCCTCTGCGTTGCACCGCATCCGCGACCTGCTGAGAGGGAAAAGACGATGACGCGCAAAATCCGTGTGCCCGATTCATTCACCGACGACCAGACACGCTTTCTTGAGCAGACCATTAAGATGCTGGATGGAAAGTCCTGCATGGGAATGATCGCTGTAGCGGTGCCTGAGGGCATCATGGAAGGGGCCAACGCCGAATTCAGCCTTGTTCATGTCGGCGGGACCATCATGGAAGTTGCCTTCGCCGCGGAGTGCATCCTTGCCCACCTGCAGGTTTCGACGATGACGGCGGTCAGGGAGAACCCCAACTCTCCCGACATGGAGATACTGGCGCGCATGGTGGGCCGGTTCAAAAAGGCCCGCGAAGTGCTCGCTATCTTCCCCTCGACGCCCGAAGGACCGAGATTGCCCTTCATCACGCCCGGTGGAAGCAAATGGGGGAGCGCATGAGGATGGACGACACCGTCATATCGCGCGCTCATGACTGGGTGCAACGCCTCCCGGTGGCCGACAACATGCTCCTGTGTCAGCGATGCGGGATCGAATGCTCGATCGCAAACCTTCCGCATTCGGGACCGCGCTGTCTTCCCCACGCTGAAATGAGCACGTCAGGCTTCAAGCATGAGGGCCGTCAGACATGACCCAACTCCGCGCACTCTCGATCATGCAGCCCTGGGCCTGGCTGATCGTCAACGGCTATAAAGACATCGAGAACCGGTCCTGGTCGACGGGATTCCGGGGGCAACTGTTGATCCATGCCGGCAAGAAACTCGACAAATACGCCGCCTATGACGTGCTGAGCGGGGTCCACCCACTCACCCGGAAAAGCTTCCCGTTCCCGGCGCCGAAGAACGACGATCTTCATCTCGGCGGCATCGTCGGCGAGGCGGAGATCGTCGATTGCGTCGAACAATCCGACAGCGACTGGTTTGTCGGCCGCTACGGGCTGGTGATGCTAAATGCTCGGCCGCTGCCGTTTCGCGCCTGCAAGGGCGCGCTGGGGTTTTTCCTGCCGGCGTCAGGGGGGCCGTCACCATGAGGATACTCGGCGAGCGCATGCCGTGCGTCGTTCCCTTCTGCCGGCGGACGCTGTCTCTCGAAAAGTACCCGAATACCTCGGAGTTTCTTTGCGGAAAACACTACCGGCTGGCTCGAAGGACAACCCGCGCGCGATACCGGAAGCTCGAGCGCGCCGCAGGAAAATATCCCCTCACCATCTGGTGCTACAAACCCGGCTCTCCTGAGAGGCTGGCGGCGGTTAAAGCACATCGCGCCGCCGCGCTGGGCTGGCGCCGGGTAAAAGCAGAGGCCATTGAGGCCGCAGGAGGAATCCGATGAGCCACAAATGCCACTGGCCAACCTGCGATCGCGACGTGCCGCCGAAGATGTGGGGGTGCCGCGCGCACTGGTTCAAGCTGCCGAAGAACCTGCGCGACTGGATATGGCGAACCTATGTGCCAGGCCAGGAGAAGACGAAGACACCATCACCTGAATATCTGGAAGCCGCGACCGAGGCGCAGAAGTGGATAGCGGCCGAGATCAAGGAAGGACGCGCGACATGAGCATAATCGGCAAGGAAGAGAAGGCCCAGCGCGAGATGAACAAGCGCGCGCCCGATGTCGATCCGGGCGCCGTGTCCGACAAACCTGACCGGCCGTATGCGGTGAACATACTCGCTGACGATCCACTGCGCATCGTGCCCGTTCATGGAGGCTGGTGCATCTACATAGGCGACCGACCCCCCGAGTGTATGGAGGGAACGCCCCTCGTCTTCACGGACGCGGCGAAGATGTCGGAATTCATTTTGGGCTGGGCGCTGTCTGCCCGGGTGTCCTGAGATGCCCCGTGATCACACCACCCGCACCGAGCCGGTCAAAGGACGCGGCCGTTGCCCGAAATGCGCCAGCCGCAGTGTCAGGCGCATCCATCAGAATATCGACGGCGTGTTCTACGGCCGCACCATTGAGGTTTGCCTCAACTGCGAAGCGCTGTGGGAACCAATGCCCGACGGCGGCGATCATGCCGACAGCGACGGCAGCCCGTTTCCCTTTCCCGAGCCTTGCGATAATTGCGCGTTCCGTCCGGGATCGCCGGAGCAGAAGGATGCCGTCAAGTGGAAGGAAATGATTGACCAGCTCGCGGCCGGCGGACAGTTCTACTGCCACAAGGGCGTACCGATTGACCCCGGTTCGGAGGATGGCTTCGCCTATCCGAAGAAACGCGATGCGAAGGCAAGCGCCCTCGCCGGTGAGACCGTCATGGTCCACGACAAACGCAAGCTCCGGCTGTGCCGCGGCTACCTCAACATGATGTCTCGCATCTGGGCGAAGGAGTTTGGTTCCGAGATCGCGGCGGAGATCGGCACCGAGGTACAGGAGGGACAATGACCACACCCACCGCAGAGCAGATAGAAGCCATCAGGAAAGATGCAGAGTCGGCGGTTGGGATATCCGGCGGCGACAAGGGCTTCGCCAAGATCACGCCAAAACAGGTTCTTGCCATTCTCTCCGCACTCGCAGCAGCAGAGAGGCGAGCGGGTGAGGCGGAGGACGCAATGGTGAAGGCCATAACGGAAGCCGAGGGCTGGCAGACCGAGCGCAACGAAGCGCGTCAGAAGGCCGACGCCGAAATGCTGCGAGTCAAGGCTTGCGAGCATATCGCGCTTGGGGATGAGGGATGGGAATCGCTCCGGAATGAATGCCCCAGTACCGCCGCTGTTGCCGCGCTGAGAGACGCGCTCAAAGAGGCGGAGAAGGAGAAGGCCCGCATCAACGGCCTGTATCAATGCGCGCTTGCCGCGATCAACGAAAGCCGCGATATCCGATGGAATGCCGAAGCCGAACGCGACACTCTCCGCGCTCGGGTGGAGAGGCTGGAGGGGGAACTGGAAGGCTTGCGGCACTTCTTCGAAAGCGTCCGCGCGGCACAGGACGAGGCCGTTCGGGTCGAACTCTACGGGAAAATTCTGGACAGGATCAACGCCATCCTCCCGTGCGAAACAAAGGGACCTGAGGACTTAGAGCCGGGATGCTGCCGGACATGCCGCGCCCGAGCCGCACTCACCAAGAAGGAGCCGAGTGATGGCTGAACGTCTCCGTCGTTACGGGTCGCACCCGATATGTCCGCGCTGTGGATGGGATCAGTTTGACGACTGGTGGCACGTTCTCAAGGTCAAGTTTCTCGGAGCCACACCGCACGGGCATCTGAATTGTGATTGCGGGCGGTTCCGGATCGACGGTCAGCCCGGCAACATCATTTCATCCTGCTACGGAGTCGAACGTCATGCTTGACATGGTACTTGTTCCACGCGAAGCCGCGCGAGACATGCTGCAAGCGGCCCACGACGCGCAGATTTTCATCAACATGACCGACGCCGGGTGGGCACAGGCATACGAAGCCATGATCGCCGCCGCCCCTGCATCTGGAAAGGTGACAGGGGAGCAGGTGGAGAAGATGGCGGAAGCGATGTTTGAATCGCTTGAGGGCGATGTTCACAACACAAAGTGGGCCTTTATGAAAGGTCCGGTGAATGTCGATGCTGAGACCAAGGAGCGGTATCGCAAGATGGTTCGCGCCGCTCTCGCTTCCATAGGGCTGGGGGTGGAGGAATAGGATGGGAAAGCGGAACCTCGTCCTGTCTGCCGAAAGCATTGCGGCAAAGATCGCCGCCACGGTGCGCCACCTTCGCAATGAGCGTTGCCTAAGCCTTGACGGTCTTGCTACGCGCGCCGGGCTCACGAAAAGCCATATCTGGGAGCTTGAGCAAGGCCGGTCGAAGAACCCGACGATTGCAACGTGTGTTGCGCTGGCTCGCGCGCTCGGCATTTCGCTTGAATATCTGATCGGGCTCGACTCGACAACGCCCGCCCTGCACCCGGACGCCATGCGGATAGCCTGCGAGATCGACACGCTGCTTCGTCGGAAGCCCCGCGCCACCCCCGAAGGGAAGGACTGAGGGAATGCCCACCACGCGCGAACCGCTCCGCATTCGCCTTACGCTGGATGATGGTCTGGCTTCGTATCTTCGCGCACTGTGCAAAAGCGACATGGCGATTTTCGGCAATGAGCGCGAGACGATCATCTTTGCTGTGCGGGAGTTTCTCTTGAGCAAGATGACGAAGGGCAATGCCTTTCGCGAGAGCATTATCGACAATCTGCCAGACGATCTGCAAGCGCACTGGCGCGCCACCCCCGGAAAGGACTGAGGGAATAGCAATGATCATCGCGCTGAGAACTTTGTCCGTCGTGTTCCTGCTGGCTGGCCTTGCCTTCGGCGCTCACAGTGTTCGCTTCAATGACAGCTTTCTAATCGCGCTGCTCGCCTATGCGTTTGGCTTCGCCGCTCTTCTCGTCTGGCCTTGGGGTTATAAGGCTGGCGACAAATTCAAGCGCAGCACCGCCGCAGATACGGCGCGGATGTTTAAGAAATTCAGGGAGACGCTGTAGTCATGGCTGCCCCCCGCGCTCACCAGTTCTCGCTTTTTACACCCGGCGGCGCTCCGTTCAGCTTAGAGACCGCCGAGAAGGAGTTGCGCGGGCGCGTTCTCGATGAGTTTGCCGCTATATGGGGTTCATCGGAATGCGAAGGGCCTTGCCCCGACTGTGGCGCCCCCACCATTTCCGTTATCGCTCACCCTGAGGCTGCTCTCTGCCGCTGCCCTTGCGGCTGGTTCGATCAGGTTTCGATGGAGGAACTGGCGGCGGAGGACGATGATGCCTGACGATCCCAAGATCGTAGCCCTGCACCCCGAGCGGCTGGCGGCCGAGTTGGACCCCGCCGAATTCCTGACGGAGCGCGAGGCCTACAAGGAATTCGCCAAATTCCTGAGCGACCGCGAGCTGCTGCTGGCCCGGAATGCCGGCGCCATCGGCTACGTCTTGAAGGGCCGAAGCCCGCGCTATGCCCGCCGCGAGGTCTGGCGCTACATCCTCTGCGGCTATAACATGGCCGCGGGACAGGACGGGGAAACCGCATGCAGCACGACGGAAAATTCCGCCTCGGGCGATACTGGCTCGACCGCATCGAGACGAGCCCGAACTGGTACCGATTCTGGTATGACGCCGGCGCTCGAAAGGTCCGCCTCCGCAGTCTTGGGACGCCAGACGAGGAAGAAGCAAAAATCGCCCTCGCCGCGATCGCGCTCCGCGAAGGTGACATAGAGGCCGACCCGCGCGAGGGCGGCAACCCCTCCGATGTCAGGCTCATCACGGTCTTCGACCACTACTGGACAAACCATTCCGACAGGAAGCCTCGTGGCGGCGATGCGCGCTATGCCTGCGAAGCCCTGCTGGACTATATGGACGACGCGCTGCAGCGGCCGGCGCGCGTCTCCGACCTCACCCGGGCCCGGCAGCGCGCCTTCATGATTCATTCCAGCCAGAAGCGCGGCCATGCCGTGGCGACGATTTCGCGCAATCTCTCGATCGTCAACGCGGCGCTCAATTTCGCGGTGCAGGAGCAGATCGTCACCGACGCCAATGGCGAGGAGCAGGAGATCAAGCTCCTGAAATTCGCGCCGAAGCTCTACTACGCCGACACCTATATCTCGGAGGTGACAGGGGCGCCGATGCCGCGGCCGCGCAACACCGCGCCGGCGCTCGAGGATCTGGCCGCGTTCATCGAAGACATCCCCAAGGGCAAGGACCGGCTCTTCCGCTACGTGGTGCTGGCGCTCAACACTTGGGGCCGGCCAGGCGCTATCGTCGAGCTCGGGCCCGCCATGGTCGACCACCGGCATGGGCTCCTCGACATGAACCCCGAAGGCCGGCGTCAGACGAAGAAGCGCCGGCCGGTCGTCGCCATCTCGAAGAACCTCGCGGGCTGGATCGAGCACTGGGCGCGCGTCGACCCGGCAGGCGCGGAGCGCTGGATCACGCATGCCGACGCGCCGGTCAAGGACATCAAGGTCGTCTGGCGCGGCCACCGCGATCAGCGGGACGAGGACGGCGCGCGGCTCTACGCCGAGACCATCACGCGCTACGCGCTTCGTCACATGATGGCGACGGCGGCGAAGAACGCGAAGCGGCCGCGGGTGCCGAAAGAGCAGCGCGACGTGATGATGGGGCATGCCGATCCCGACCGCCGCGTGGCCGATGGTTACGGCGTTTACGAGCCGGGCTTCCTGCGCGAGGCGGTGCAGGTGACGGACCAGGTGATGACGCGGCTGAACGACGCGATCCGCGCCCGCGCCAAAGCCGAAGGGCGCCATCCGAAGCGGCTTCTGGTTGCACCAAAGTTGCACCAAAGCGCGAAGCGCGATGCAGATGCACTGGAAAACAAAAAAGCCGGCAAGCACTTGAAGCTCATCGGCTAATTCGTTTTCGCATTGGTCGGAGTGGCAGGATTCGAACCTGCGACCCCCTCGTCCCGAACGAGGGGACGGCGTCCCGATCCTGAGCATTTCCGCGTGGAAATGCCGGGAAGAACAGGGCGTTCGATGGGAACAAGGCGGGGACAACGGGGGAACAAGTGGACATTTGCACCAAAGTTGCACCAAAGTCCCCGCGCCGCCGCAAGATCACAAAACCGGACCCATTGAATGCGAGGGCTTGCAAAAAAGCGCGCTCGCATCGCTATAGTCGGTTGACAGACGACGCCGCAAGGTAACAAAATGTGGACATCGTTTGTGGGGTGGAGCAGCGGTAGCTCGACGGTCTCATAAGCCGTAGGTCGGCAGTTCGAATCTGTCCCCCGCAACCATCAATGCGCAGGCCTCAAGGGAAGCACGATGATCAACTTTCTCAACGACCACATTTCACCGGAAATCCGGTCGCGGTGGAACATCGGCGCCCAGGACGAGGACTCCGAGACGGGAGCTGTCACGATCGAGGGAAACAGCGACGGGCGCGCCCTCCTGGCCGTGCTGACGGTTGAGGGTGTGGCGGCCCTTTCCTCACCTGAGGGTGTCGACGCGCTGGTCGATACGGCCATGCGGAGCGCCCTCGCCACGTCGAAATCCATCGTTCCGGAAGTGGCTGAGGATGACGCGCCCGAGATCGCCGCCGAGTCGGATGAGGGCTAAGGCCGCGCTGTAAACACCCCCGGAGAGGCCCGCCGTTCCACGGATGAACTGGGCGGCGGGCCTCACATTGCGGAGGAAATGGCCTTGATCAATAAATGCGACGAATGCGGCGCGGATTTCGACGACGCCAAGCGTTTGACGCTCTGTCCGCACGATAGCCTGATGTCCGATGCGGACATGGCGCAGAAGGATGCCGGGCAAGCTCTTATCGGCAAGAAGGTGCGTTTTGCTCACCAGCCCGAGGGGCCGGCACATGCGGTCCAGTCCGTTGGCTGGAATGGCATGGTCACGCTGGCTGATATGTCGGGCGAATTCGCGCCGCATATCTTCGTCGTCGGTGAGGCCGGGATATGAGCCTGCACCTGGCAAAGCCGGAGCATGAAGTCGCCTATCAGGATCTGTGCGCCCTCGTGAACAAGCACGCCGATAAGCTGACATCTCTCGAGCTGCTGGCGGTAGCGGCCAACATGCTCGGCAAGCTGATTGCCCTCCAGGATATGCGAACCGTCTCCCCGCAAGCGGCGATGGAGATCGTCAGCCAGAACATTCAGCATGGCAACAAGCAGGTGCTGGAGCAGCTTGAGAAGAGCCTGGGGAGCGGATGATGGCGAAGCGGCCAAACGCCAACGAGGAATTCCCGGTGAAGGAAAATTGCGAGATTTGCCGCGGCAGCGGACTGATACGTGTGCCGATCTTCAAACGATCGGTCGGCCCCCGCGATGTACCGGCTTTTGGAGACCGTGACGAAACCTCGCGCTCCTATCCGTGCCCGGAGTGTTCCGGCAGCATCCCACAGGAGAGGCTGGAGGTTGTCCAGTATCACGGGATGATGGACATGCGCGATGAACGGCACGGCGACCCGGAATTTATGCGATACGTCGCCAGAAATGCCGCACACAGCTTCGTGGAAAAACTCCTTCAGGATGGCTTCATACGATATGAAAGTGGGCCCGGCGACGGCCCAGGAGGTATGAGGATACCTATTCGCGCCAGCCTTGGCGTTGTCAGCCCCCGACACGTCGCCACGCTTGAACAGCGGATATCCGAGCGCCAGGGGGAATTGGCGCGCGAGGTTATCATCGAGGCTGAACGACAGATTGTGATGCGGCCCCCGGCTTACACCGGCGCAGAGGGACTTATCTGGAAATTGGGCGCGGTTGAGGCGGTCAAGAACGCGCTGCACGTCGTACTCGAAAAGAGGGCGGCGATGAAGGCGGGCCTGCCCAAGACGAGGAAGGAGACGTGATGTCGGACCTCAAGCGTTACAGACTGGTCCTTGCCGAGCGCATCCTTGAAGGCATGAAGCGCCGGCGAGGAGACGGAGAACCCGAAGGCGTCCTCGAACGAAATTTAAGAGAGATGGTTGAAAGGGAATCGGCACGGCAGCCACAAGGAACAAAGGAACACGGGCATGAGCGATAAAACGGTTCTTTTGCATGATCTTCTGGCATCCCCTTCGGTTCTCGGGGACTATCAGCGGAATTTCCTCGCTCAGGTGCTCGCCGCGAGTGACCCGTCCCGCCCCACCGCAATAACGATCATGAAGTCCCGTAATATGGGCAAGAGCCGCTTCGACGAAATCGCCAAGCGAATATTCGAGGTCGAGCGGGCCGACCAGCTCTTGCGGATCGAACGTCTGCAAAAGCTGGTCACGTTCCTCTCTGCCCGCGCCAAGGCGGCACACACGCGGCCTGCCTCGCTTCGCGCTCACAGCCTCGTCGCTGCCGCTTACAGCTTCGGTATTGTGCTGGAGCCGATGAACCTGGGCGGGCTTCCAGTCCAATTTCTGGAGTTGCCGGTGAAGCAGGATGGGCAAATACCTGCCGATCTGGTTGCCATCTTCGACCGCGACCAGCGGATGATCGGGGCTTTCAACCTTTTCACCCCCGGAAAAAGCCAAGGAAGACGCAGATGAGCGAGAACCTTGAGGACACCATCAAGAGGTGGAAAGTCCGCGATGCCGGGATATTGAGGGCAGCCGAAGAGGCTCAGGTTCAGGCGGACCGCGAGGCCGAAGAGTTTCACAAACTCTATTCGACGATGCTGATGATGATCTACCTGCCGCGCGGAATCTATCTGCAGCTCGCCGCTCTTGCCGCTGCTGTGGTGCTTGCCACCGTGGCGCTGCTGACCTCCTGAGAGCTCCGGAAAACAAAAAGGAACATGCAGATGAGTGATAGCAACACGCCGGCGACCACCCTCCAACTGATGGAGCGCATCAATCTCAGGCATCGACGGGTGGTGTCTCTGGCGGGGGAGGTAAGCCGCGCTCTCTTGAAGGCGCTGCCGGATCACGTCCCGCGTGATACGCAGAGCATCGTTTACGGGTGCCTTGAAGAATTGTTTGTAAAGCTTGGTGTCGAGGTTCTTACCGACTTCGACAGGGAACGCCTGGGCTTGCCGCCGCGCGGTCCGGACGGGTGGACAGCGGAAGAAATCCTCGCGCTCGAAGGCCTGCGTCTTGAAGCGATGACTCGCCCGCTGCAGATGACCATCCCGGCCTCCGAATTGCCGGAGGGGATGAGGATCAATCCCTCAAAGTCCTGAACGGCATGCCGGCGCCTGGCTGTGCCAGATAGTGCATGGTGCCGTCGCAACCGCGCAGGTGGCACGGATCCTCGCGATTGACGAGCGAGTAGGCGCCTCCGTGGGCGGCTATCAACAGGTCGAGATCGACCTTGAAACTGTTGTCGCAGCGTGAGCAGTGGGCGAACACGGGCACATTCTCGGCCTTCATGCCGCCCACGGTCGTCAGGTGGGACCCCCATATCCTCGTTTTATAGCGGCTCATGGCACTCCTCGATGTACATCGGTGTACATCAATGTACAAAAAAGCGCCGCCTCCAGTGAAGGAAGCGGCGCTTCATGCTCCGGTTTGGTGTCAGGCCTTCCGGCCGGCCGCGGCGGCATTCAGGTTGAAAGTGGTCAACGCGGCGTTGGCAGCATTCAGCGCGGCCTGCGCGAACTTCATGGCGTCGTCCGCCTTTTCAGATTCCGCCGCCTTCTTAATAAGGCTCTCGACGTGTTTGCACTGTTCAGACATCGGGTTCTATCTCCGATAGATTGGCCAGCACTTGAATATCTTCAGCGGCGTGCCGGCGGGAACCGCCGATGCGGGAAAATGCTCAGTCCGGCTTCGCCAGCCGCTTGCTGTACCACTCGGCCAGCTCGTTTCGTTCGGCGGCACACCTGTTCAGCGCGCGCACGTCACGCGCCCAGGCGCTCAGAATTTCCTCGAGCGGCATATCCCGGTTTTGAAGCCGCGCCTCAAGAGGTAGGAGAGATGGGTATGGGGCTATCAGCTCCACCGGCGGGCGGCAAAGGCTCTCCGGTCCGGCCGGCGTCGAACACCCGTACAGCGCGAAGGCGCATGCCGCAATAATCGCTGTCTTCACGAACATATTCTGTCACCGTCTTGATGATTGTTTCGGTTTTTTGGTCTTCCTTGCGGCCGTCGGCGATCCGCTTCGCCGCCGCCGCCACGTCGCCGGCATAAGCTTCCGCCTGCGCCTTCCTGTCGGCTTCCAGCGCCGCCACGCGCTCGGAATCGTACTTCCAGCCATGGGTCTCCCATCCGGTCCAGAACGAAGCCGCAAGGGCTATAGCGATGCCGATCAGCACATAGGGATTCAACATTTCACACCCACCCGAATAAGTATGCGACGCCGAGCGCCCACGGCCCGACGACCGCGGAGACCATGCAACCGAACAGGAGCAGCGCGAGCGCCATCCCGAGATGGTCGCTCAAGCGCGGCCCGTCCGTCCGTGTCGCCAGATGGCACTTGCAAGACTTGACGCTCATTTCAGTTCCTTTCCGGCCGCGCGAGCGGCAGTGGCGCGGCCGCCGGAGCACCGGCAGACGGCGTGCCGTCAAGGTTGCGGATGTGGATAAAGGCGCGATCCTCGCGGAGCATCGGCGCTGTCAGCACGGGATAAGTCTTTTGATACGCCGGCCGGCTCAGCCCGACGGCGAGCGATCCGTCTTTGGGTGATTTCATTTTGGTCTGGCCGCCAAGCAGGCAGCCTTCGGTGTTGGTGTGATAGTTGCCCCAGTGATAAAGAATCTCGGAGAAGTTCGGCACGGCTTTGAGGCGGATCATGCCGTGATGCACAAGGCCGACCTCGGCCATGATCTCGGCCGCTTCCTTGTCGAAGCGCGACGTGCCGACGGGCTTGATCTCGAGCTCGTAGAGGCCGTCCGGGATCCGCGTCGTGCCAGGCACCTTCACCGCGCGATAGCGATCCTCGGCGATGTAGCAAAGCCTGTCACCACCATCGAGAAGCTCGCCCCGTGTTGCGAGGCCGTCATGCTCGAGGCGATTCAGCGTGAAGGTTACCTCGCTCATCCCTCGCCCCTTTCATCGACTTCCTCTTTCTTCTTGAACTCCGACAGCTCGAAGCCCATCGCGCGGATGCGCATCAGCGCGAGTTGCAGGATCAATTCCATGCCGGCGAAGCCGATCAGGTTTGCCACCGCCACCGCCGTCCAGCCGGTCAGGCCGAACTGCTCGACAATGCCAAGCGCCGCGAAGGTGCAGGAAACGCCCACAACCATGCGAACCTTCCACGCGAGCCCGAACCAACGGTGCTTGCCCGCACCGACATCCAGCGCGTGCTTGGCCATCGCGCCGGCAAAGACCGCAGCGGCAATGGCAAAGGCAAGCCCGGTCACGACGATCAGAAACGCGCTCCAGACCGCTTCGGCCGCTTTCTCGAACCATTCCATGAGCCCCCGCTCCTTTCACATCAGGCTGATCAGGTACGGCACGCCACCGAGAACCAGCCC